ATGATCGCCGGAGTGCTCTTGGGGTTCGGTGTCGGGTTTGCAGCGGCGTGGCTCTACTTCCGGCGCCAGCGGCTGCTGCGGACGCGGAAGGAATGGTATGCCGATCCGGCGGTGGCGTCGCGCTTCGGGCCCGATCCGGACCCGAACGGCTGGAGCTATTACGAATGATCGGGTGGCTGACATTCCTGGCGGAGCTCGCCTCGGCGGTCTATGGGCTGCTGTCCCTCGTTCTGTTCGGGAAGTTCTACTGGGAGACCCAGGCCCGTTACGGCGAGTGGCGGAACGTCGGCCGTCGTTTTCGCCAATGGCTCGGTGACTACGCGCCGATCCCGTACAAGCGCTGCCGCGGCTGCGGCGGGTGGTTCCTGAACTTTCGGATCGTCGGCGCCGTCCGGTGGGGGATCCCGAGGTATTGCAGCGAGGAGTGCTCCAGGAGGGCTGGTCCATGATCGACCGCGGTGAGCTGCTGGTGCGCGGCGTGCGGCTCGACGGGAGCGTCGGGGCGATCGACGTCCTGGATCTCGACGAGACGTCGTTTCGCCGGTGGGTGGTGGGCAAGCTGGTGGAGATGCGGGCGCCGGGGCTGCAGCACATAAAGCCTGGCGCGGGCCAGCCACTGCTGCGGGAGCGGAAACCCGAGATCGTCAAGCCCGTACGGCAACCGCTCAAGCCGGAAACGGAGCCAAGCTGATGCCCGGACCGCACACCTTCCTTGGCAGCATCGACCAGAACTTCAACACCCCGGGCAACTGGGACACCAACCTCGTGCCCCAGACGGACGACGACTTCATGCTCAACCACCGGGCCGAAAAGCCCCTCATCGCCGGCATGGACCAGAGCGGCAAGGACTTCGGGCGGGTGACGGTGTCGGAGGGCTACAACCAGAAATTCGCCGACGCGGCGACGCCCTTCATCTTCGGCACGCTCAGCGACTTGTACTTCGCGGGGCGCGGGCTGGGGGCGTGGCTGGCCGGGACGGTGACCCGGGCCCACGTCTCGGCCCCGAACGCCTCCCTCACCACGTTGGTGCTGGACTGCGCTGTGACTGATCTGGTGGTGCGCAGCGGCATCGTGCAGCTCACGGGCAGCAAGGCGATGGCCGGCGGCGGGCGGATCCATGTCGGCGCCGTCGGATCGGGGGAGGACTTCTACGAGGCGGCGCAGCTGATCGTGGCCGACACGTTCAACCTGACGACCGCGGCGCTGGCCCTGTCCGGCGGACGGGTGCAGTGCTCGGCGAACGTCGGCGGGCGGATCGACGTGAGCGGCGGGGAGTTTCTGGCGGAGGACTCGGCGGCGGTCACGCTGCTGCAAATGCTGGGCGGAAAGTTCCGCTGGCGGGGCGACGGCACGATCACCGCCGCCCACATCGCCGGCGACGCCCTCTTCGACGCCACCGAGTTCGACCTGGTCAAGACGCTCACCGACCTGGACATGTACGACGACGCGGTAGTGGACCTGTCCGCGGGCTACAACCTGACGGTGAGCAACGGCATTAGGGTCCACGGGAAGAACGCCCCCAGAATGCCGCAGGGTACGGTGTACAGCTTCGCGTGATGCAGGAGAGAGGGATGCTTCGACCGCAGCGCCGGACGGGCACGGGACACATGGACGAGACCTTCGTCCTGACCGAGCTGCCGTTCTGGCCGGTTTTCGTGCGGGGTCATTTCACCGACCTCGGTGGCGCCGGTGCGGGGCGGGCGGACGTGACCTTCGCGGTGACGTCGGGCGTCCACGCGAGGTATGACACGCAGCTCTTCGTGGTCGAGCAGCGGGGGCTGGGGCGGGACCTGAACTTCCGCCTGCCCAAGGAAGAGCGGGACGAGTGGCTCCTGCAAGGCGGCGACGGCCTGCGGGTGACGTGGACCAACCCCTACCCCGGAGTCCTGGAGTGGGGCCTCGAGGTGGAGCTGGAGTATGCGGACATCGCGGTTCAATGATGTGGCGGCCAGCGTGTCGCCCAGCGCGTTGGAGCGGGTCGAGGCCTGGTTCGGCCTGCCGGTGTTTTTGAACGAATACTGCGGCGTGGCGGGAACGCGCCGCCGGTCCTGGCGTGAGCGTCTTTTCGGCCGGCCGTGGCGGCCGTGGCGGCGGCTGGCCGACACGTTCGAGCCGCGCATTGTCACGATCCGCGGGACGTGCGTGGTCATGCACCCCGACCTCTGGCCGCAGGTCGTGGCGAGGGCGCAGCGCAATGGACCGGCAAGCGGCGACGGGGCCAAGCACCCCCACACCCCTGGGGCCGGTCCCCCCGGAGGCCCCGTCGCCCGCCTTGAACAACGGGAGGGACACAATGGTCGTTCTGCATTGTGAGCCGATCGGGCACGTGGTGCTGCACAGCCACGAGCCGCAGCGGGTGGTCGTACGCTTCTCGCGCCCCATCAACTTCTGGGGATTCTCCGCGGAGGAGGCGCGAACGATCGCCGGCGATCTGCTGGAGCACGCGGACCTGGTGGACGGCAGCGTGCCCTGTTCGGGGCGGGAGGCGAGCCATGCCGCGCATTGACACACGCGACGACAACGGGCGGGTGGGACGCAGCGCCGGCGAGGTCACCTACCGCCCGGCCGCGCTCGACGACTGGGAGGGCGGAGCGGATCCCGGCCAGGCGGGCGACGCACTGGATGTGCTCGCGTCGCGGGGGCGCGGGGTGTGGGTGGTGCCGTTCCTGGCGGACGGGAGCGCGGTGGCCATATGAGCGTGCGGCTCTACTGGTCTCCGGTGGTTGACGATCCCGACGGGGGGGGCCGAGTGCTCAAGCTCGCGACCCTGCTGTCGGGTAAACGTCGGGCGCAGTGGTACTGCGAGCGTCGGGGCGGCGAGCTGGCGGACGGCGCTCTGGCGGCGGTGTTCGCGGAGGACTTCGGTCCCGTGGATGCCGACCCGGAATGCCTCCGCCTGAGTCCCGACCTGTTTGCCGGCGACCGCCGTGAGGTGCGGCAGCGAATGTACGACTGCTGGTCGCGGCTGCGGGAGTGGACAAAAACGCGGACGGTAGGCGGCCTGGGCCTCGCGCTCGAGGCCAACTGGGCGCTCGTGTTGCTTGCCCTCGACGTGGCGGCAGACGGGGTGACGGCTGGCACGTCGGTGTACGAGCTGTTGCGCTTGGTGCTTGAAAGGACCGCTGCGGCAGACCTGCGCAGGCACTTGGGTGAGTGATGGCGATTCTGGACCAGGACAGCTTCGACCGCGCCGACGAAAGCCTCGACGCCGGATCCTGGGCGGAGCGCAATGGCTCCGACTGGTCCATCGTCTCCAACCGGGCGACCTGCCCGGCGGGTACGACCCCGAGCGCCGCGCGGCGGACGGTCTCGGACTATGCCACCGCCGACTACAAGGTGTCTTCTCCATGTGGTCAGAATTCGGGCAATCCGCGCCCAGGGGTCAAAGGCCGCGCCGTCGCCACCAACGGCGACGATGATTACTACTGGGCGCGGATCCGTGCCTCGGCCGATGCTTTCGAGTTCGGCTACCGTTCGGCGGGGGGAATGACCACGCTGGCCTCGGGCTCCATCGCCCTGGACTTCAACACCGACTACACCGTGCGCCTCGAGATGGAGGGCACCACGATCCGCATGTTCGTGGACGACACGCAATACGGCGGCGACCAGACGGACAGCACGCTCTCGGCCGCCGGGGTGGGCGGACTGCATTTGAGCAACGGCGACAACGACTTCGGATGGGCGAGCTTCCTGGTGGAGGACTTCGGGGGCGGGGCGCCGGCGTTCGACGCGGCTTTGATCGAGGATGAAACGCGGCTCGTCGATGCGGCGCCGCGGTAGGCCTTTGGAAGGAGCTCAGGGATGCAGCAGACCAAGTTTCGGATCGAGAAGACCTGGCCGGACCGGGAGTGCAACGAACGGCGGGAGAGACTGGCCGATGGCCAGGAGCACGTGGTGGCCAACACGGTGTACGTGGAGTTTCTGGTCAGCGCCGCGGTCGAGTTCCCGGTGGAGACGGACCTGAACCGCACGCCGGCGGAGCGGGCCGAGGCGACCGCGGAGAACCGCAAGGGGGCCCTGGACCAGCTCCGCAGCGACATCGGGGCGTTGAACTGGGCGGGCCGGGAGCCGGTGTACCACGGGCCGGGGGCGTGACGAGGAAGCCGGCGACCGCGACGCCGCAAGGTAAAGGAGTCGAATCATGCGAGGTTGCTACACGAACGTGGCCCAGTTCTCCCTGTCGGCGGCCAAGACGCTGATGTACATCACCGGGCCCGCGGCGGAGAACGTGCGGGTTCTGTCGGCCCGGGTCACGAACGCGGACAACGAGACCAACGAGCAGCTGGACGTCGGCTGGCGGAAGGTCTCTGCGTTGGGCACCCCGACGGCGACGACGATCACGCCGTCGAAGCACGAGAGCGGGGACCAGGCGGCGGGGTCGACGGTCAAGGCGAACGTGACCGCGGCGGAGCCGACGTACGGCACGGAGGTGCACGCCCGGCGGGGCGTGCCGTCGATCCCGGGGTATCGCTACGAGCCGACCGAGCGGGAGGAGCTGGTCATCGGGCCGGCCGAGACGTGGGGGCTGTACAACTACGGCGCGCCGGCGGCGATCACGGTGAACGTGGAAGTCGTCATGCGAGAGGAAGGCTGATGCAGCGACCCCTGCGCGGCGCGCGGCGCAGACGTCGAGGCGAGGAAGCTTTCGACGTGCTGCGGATCCCGACGCCGGTGCCGCCGCTGCTCATCGTGGATGAGGCTCGGCGAAGGCCTCGGCGGCGGGCGGGCGTGGGGGTGGACGGCGCCGAGCTGGTCACGCTGCACGAGCGGCCGCGGCTGGCGGTGGAGCTTCTCGACGGACCCGGGCGTGGGTCAGAGGCTCGGCGGGTGCCGGCGCGGGGCGGAGGCGATCTTGCGATCGAGCTGTTCGAGCCCCCGCCGGCGCCGCCGGCCTTCGCGGCGGAACTGTCGGGCGACGCGCGGCGGCGGCCGGCGCCGGTGACGGTTGGGGGCCGCGTGGATATCGAGAACCCCGACCTGTGGCCGCCGCCGCCCGCGCCTCCGCCGCTGGACGTTGCGATCCTCGGCGACGGGCCGTTGCGGCGGGCGCCGGTGGCGATCGGGCCGCGGCGTTTCCCAACGCTGGGCGAGGAGCACCCACGGTTCGCCCTGGGGGTCCTGTGGGCCGATCTCTCGCCGGTTCGCTGGCTGCACGTGGCCAGCGAGTGGGTGGGCGTCTCCTGGACGTTCTATGCGGTGTTGTGGGCGACGGTCGGGACGGTGTTCGTTCGGCTGTGGGACGAGACCGCGGGGGCGGAGGTGAGCGGGTCGGTGCTGTCGTCGGCTTCGGCGACGCCGGTGGAGCTGGAGTCGGGCCCGCTGACGCTGTCGGACGGGCACGTGTATCGGGGACAGAAGGGACAGGCCGGATCGGACGCCGGCTTTTGTGGGGCAGCGTTTCTGAAGTTCAAGGGTGCATAGTGGGAGGATCAGGCATTGAAGTTGTTGCGTGAGTTCACGACTCCCAGCGGCATGCGGGTCGGGATCCCGCTGGTGCATGTGATGGGCGTCGAGCAGAAGCAGCAGGCGACGGTGGTGCACGTGGCCAAGGGCCACAGCACGCAGTCGTTCCACCTCAAGGAGCGGTTCGAGGACGTGGTCAAGGCGATCGACCAGGCCTGGGAGGAAGGGTCGGTGTCGCTTCTGACCGCGATCGTCGGCGGCGAGCACCTCAGCGCGTTCGAGGCGCGGGTCGCACAGAACGTGGAGGCGGCGGTGCTCAGCGGCAAGCTGGCGGAGCTGATGGACCAGCGGGCGGAGTCGCTGCGGCGCACGCTGCTGGATGACATCATCGGCGAGCTGAGCGGCGGGGACGAGAAGAAGCCGCCGGGCAAGAAGAGATAGGCAAGACGCCCCAGGCCGGCCCCGTCGCTAGGGAGAGCACCCGCAGGGTTGCTGATCAGCGCGAGGCTTTGCGGGGCCGCCCGTCGTAGGTGGCGGAGCGGGGTCGGCCGAGCTTTTGGAATGGACATAGCCGGTGTCGGTGTGAGCCGGGGCGCGGGGCTGCGTAGGCCTCGCCAGCCGGGAAAACGCGGCCGGCGGATGCGCGCTTGGTCAGCCTGGGGGAGGCTGGGGGCGCGCGCGGAGGAGCAGAGCGTGAAGCGGGTGGCAACGATCGGGAGCCTGATTGCGGCGGGCTGTCTCTTGGTGTCCGTGCCGGAGCTGGTGTTGATGGCGACCCGGGCTCAGGAGCCGGCGGGAAGCGGCGCTGGGCGAGCGCTGGTGCCGTGGGTGGAGTGCAACACGGCCGCGCACGTCGAGAACACGGTGGCCGGGTTGCTCGTGTGGCGGCGGACGGTCGATACCGCGATCGTCTCGACGACGCCGGGCGGGGCGGAGTTGCTCAAGAGGGTGCGCGACGCGGCGCCGGGCATTCGGCTGGTGCCGGGCCTCAAAACCTTCAGGCTCCTACCGGACTTCGACGACGCGGACGGGTGGCGCAGGGTCGGCGAGGAGGTCAAGGCGATCCGCTCCGACCTCGGCGGCGACGCCTTCCTGTTCGAGCACGAGCACGCGGTGCGCGGCCTGTGGGGTGACGATGGGTTCGAGCCGCAGACGCTGGACCTGGACGCGTTCCGGGCGGCGCTTGTGGCGGCGGACCTGCCGGCGGGGGTCACCTACTACTGGTACCCGTCGGTGCCCTCGCGGAGCGGGCAGGTGCAGGCGCTGGCGAGGACGCTCTGCGTGATCGTCGCCGACGTGCTCGGCGACGTGGTGTGGATCGACAACGCGAGCGTCAACGGGCCCCTGGCCGCGGCCTACGAGCCGAGCGTGCGGGCGGGGCAGATGATTCGCGGGCTGGGGCGGTCGGCGGGGCTGCTCTACTTCTACGGGCCGGGCTCCGCCTGGTGGGACGACGTGGAGCTGATGGCGGCGCTGGAGCGCGGTCACGAGGGCTACGGGACCTTGCTGATCTACACCGGCCAGACGCGGTTTGCGGAGGCCGCCCGGTCGCTGAGCGACGTGTGGGCACGAAACGGACGCTGACGATGGCGAAGCAGACGCGGCGGCACAAGGCGAAACGCAAGCGGCCGGCGACCGCTGCGGTGCTTGAGGAGCAGCGGGCGCATCGCTGGCTGCACGACAAGGACGTGCCGATCCGGCAGATCGCGCGCGGGGTGCTGGGCGACGTCCGGGTGCTGGGCGATCGGGCGGACGAGTTGCCGCTGAGGGCCGCGGAGGAGCTGCTCGTGGCGTTCGTGACGGAAAGCCTGCGAAGCAAGAGCCCCAAACAGCGGTTCCGGGGCGCCCGGCTGCTGACCCGCCTGCGCGATCAGCGAAACGCGTTGCGGTTCAAGGAGTTCGAGTTGGTGCAGGCGGCGATGGAGGCGCACCTGGCGGAGGTGGTGGCGCGGTGGCAGGCGACGGTGGATGCCCAGGGGGCTCAGCCGACCCTGGACGACCTGAACCGCGAGGCGGAACGCGGGACCCGGGGAGTGGAGGATTGAGGTGGCGACGAAGAGCAAGGGCGCGAACAAAGGCACAAAGGGCAAAGCGAAGAAGCAGGCGGAGCGGACAAAAGCGTCAATGCCGGTCCCGCTGGTGATCCGTGAGGGTCACCGTCTGTTGATCGACGGCGCGCAGACCCGCGTAGTGCTGGAGACCAACTTCGACCTTCCGCACAACGCGACCTACCTGAACGCGTGGGGGTCGCCGCCGGGCACGTACCGGGCGAAGGAATTCGCTTGGTACGACCACTTTGAGATGTGCCTCGAGCGAGCGATGTGGGGTGCCGGATTGCCGAAGAAGCGTCCGGCCGAGCGGCGGACGCGGGAAGTGCCCGAGGTGCCGCTGGTGTGCACGGCGATGCAGGACGGCTCGTTCCGGGTCGAGGCCGGCGACGACTTCATGCTCATCGGCGACAAGACCAAGGACGCGGCTGTAGAGGCGTGGCTCATCGGGCTGGTGATGAGGCGGGTCAAAGAGTGGATCGTCGCCCCGCCCGCGCGCCAGGCGGAGAAGGGGAAGAAGCGGCCGCGAGCGGCGAAGCCGACGAAGGGGGGAAACAACAAAGGCACAAAGGCACGGAGGCACGGAGGCACGGAGGCACAAAGGGCAAAGCGAAGAAGCACACGGTGCGGAGCTCGACGTTCCTGAATCCGGCGCTCGGCGTTGAGAACGATGAGCAAGGGTTGGCCACTACACCGGGAACGAAGCGGCCGTCGACACGCGGCGCTGGTCAGCGAGACGCAGCGACGAAGGGGATCAGTGTCGAGCAGGCCAAGTCGCTGCGGCCGGGAGATCTGGTCACCTGGAACCATGACCGGCTCGGGCCGATCAAGGCGACGGTCACCAAAGCGCCCAGCGGCGAGTCGTTTCGGGCAGCGGGCGGGGGCCAGAAGGCGAAGGTGCACCTCGAGCCGTCGGTCAAGATCGACGGCCGAGTAGGCGGGACAGGAAGCGCCGGCCCGCCGCCGTCGGATCATCCGCGCTGGGTGACGATTGGACGGATCGTGGCGATCAAGACGCAGAAGAGGGAAGGGAAGCAGGGACCAAGCAAGGTTCACCCGGCGAAACCACCGGCGGAAAGCGAGACGCCGGCGGAAGCGGGGTTCGATCCGGACGAGGACGACGTGGAGGCTGGACGGTGACGGCGGCGGCCCGGGCAGGCTCGGCGGCGGTCGCCGCGGTACAGGCGCGCCTGCCGGCGGCGTTGCTGGGGGTTTACCGACGCGACTACCACAAGCCGGTGGACGGACTGCGGATCCCGGCGGTGCACCAGGTCGAGCCGGTGATCTACGACCTGGTCGAGCGGTGGTACGTGTGCCTCGGCGGCGTGCTGGCACTGACGGCGCCGCGGAACTGTTCGCTGGCGGAGGTGCAGCGCGACGTGCATGCACTGCTGGTCGCAGAGGGCTACCGGAGGGAGCCGACATGAAGGCAGCGAGCGTGAAGCTCCGCGGGCGGCGAGGTGTTCGTGCCGCCGGGTTCCGGTGGGTCGGGTGCCCCCGCCCGCGGGCGAGCCTCCTGGCGGAGGCTGTGGAGCTCAAGGCCGGTGCGGTGTGGCGGCACTACTTGATCCGGCGGCGGTTCTACCGCATGTGGCGGATCGAGGCCTCGCGCAAGCGCGAGGTGTGGCAGGTGTTGGCCGGAGAGAAACGTTATGCAGACGCGTAGCGACGGCGACGGACCCGAACAAAACCCCCAGGGCAACGCAACGGAAGATTCATTCTCGGACGTCGTGATGAGACGGTGTGTCTGTGAGTTGCGGGCCCGTGGGCCCCCGGCGCGGCTGACGCTGATCGCGGAATGCATGAGCCTTGCGCTTCGGACCGCGATCGAGGTGCCTTGGTCGGACTTCCCCCGGTTCCGCAAGGTGCAGGCGATGAGGGGCGCGTTCCGCCGGTGGCTCAACAAAGCGGGAATTGGGCAGCAGTTTGTGATGCACCTGGCGGCGGACGGCAAGTCGGCCTACGTGCTGCGCGTTGCCGCCGGCGGCGGGGTCGCCCCCGGCCAAGTCGACGCCGAAGATTCGGATCTGACCTGTCTGGCGGCGCAGAACCGGGGGCTGTCCGACGAGGCCGTTGTCTTCCTGGCCACGTGCGCGGTTTCCCTGGCGAGGAGGCTGGAACATGGCTGACGGGGCGAGCGTCGGCGAGCTCGCGGACCGCATGCTGCGGCTGCTGAAGGCGACGGCGGAGACGGTCAGGCCCTGCCGGGAGTGCGGCGAGGTGCTCTACTTCGTGCGTGGGCGGACGGGGAGGTTGCTGCCCATGACCGAAACCGGGCTCAACCACTTCGCCGATTGCCCGGCGGCGGAGCGGTTTTGCAGGGAGCGATCGCGGACGAAGCGGTTTCGCGAGGGAAGCCGGGGGGAGGAAATGGAGACCGATCGATGACGCGAAACCGGGCGACGGCGGAAGAGGTTCTGGACACGCTCGCGGAGCTGACGCCGAGCGAGGTGCGGGACGTGCTCGACGGCTTGGGTTTGGGTGAAGCGACGGTCACGCGGGAAGAAGTCGGCCCGTCGAGGCTAGGGTACTTCCAGGAGACCGAGCGGAGTGCGACGGAGGTGGCGGTGGAGGCCCTGCGCATACGCCCGCGCAAACCCGCTCGAGTGAGGGCGTGAACCGGCGTTGTCGTGTGTGCGGATGTACGGACGCGCGGCCTTGCGCGGTCGGCTGCGCCTGGCTGACCGCGGACCTCTGCACGGCGTGCGCGTGGATGGAGCCGCTGCTCGCGGAGGAGCGCGACGCGCTGGCCGAGGCGGGCGGGATCGCGGTCGGGTCGCTGGGCGCGTGGAGTCTGGCGGTCGCGCCGGCGTCAGTTACGAGTTTGAACGATGATGAGAACGATGATGAGGCGGGCGGGATCACGGTGCTGATATGGGTGCCGCATGCGGTGTCCACCGCGGGGCTGTTCACGCTGGGGCCGCCGGCGATGAGCCTGGGGCTGGGTGTCGGCGTCATCGCCAACCGTCTGCAGGACGTTGGGATCCCCTGGGAGCCGCCGGCGGACGATTGGGACGCGATGAAGGCCGGGATGATGTTGGCCAGCGAGCCGGCGGAGGAGGTGGCGGCGAAATGGGCATGACGCGGGAGGAGGTGCGGGCGGTGGTCATGGGGTGCATTCGGGAGATGCGCTGGAGAATGCAGCTCCAGCAGTGGGAGATCGACGTCGAGTATACGCGGCTGGAGGATGCTGGTGACCGCTGCACCATCGCGGACTGCAGTGTGACCCCCGGCTATCAACACGCCTTGGTGCGCATCGACCCGGAGCATTGCACCGACCCGGCGGGGGTGCAGCGGGCGCTGCGGCATGAGCTGCTCCACATCCTGCACGCCGATTTCATCACCGTCTTCGAGACCGCGGCGGAGGCGCTGCCGGCGGACGTGGAGCGTTGCGTACGCCACGTCTTCCACGTCGCCAAGGAATCCTTCGTCCGGCGAATCGAGAACCTGCTGGACTACGGCCTGGGCGAGTCACCGCAGCGCATGGCCAGGCCCATCGTGCCCGGCGAATACCCGAACGCGGTCCCGGTGACGGAGACGACGGCGGCCGACGAGACGGAGGCCAGTGGATGACGGAGCAGGAAAGGGACGAAGGGACGAAGGGACAGGGGGATCCTGCGGCGGCGCTGGCTGCGGAGCTGCGATGTCTGGCCGACATGCTCGAGGCCGACCCCCGGGGGGCGTGTGCGTTCGTGGTCGGGGTGGTGGAGCGGTTGGCCCGGCGGGCGACGTATGCCGCGGGAACTGAGCACGGAGAAAACGCGGAGGGCGGGGCATGAAAGGAGTCACGGCGGTGAAATCGGAAAAGGACTGGAAGGCCGAGAACGACGCCAACACGATCGCGGAGGCGGAGGCCATCAAGGCCGACAAGGAGCGGCTGGCCGGGGCGAAGAAAGCGGCCGCGAAAATGGCCAAGGAGCAGCGGGCCAGGGCCGACGGCTTGACCAAGCTCGCCGGGCGCAGGTCGGGTCGCGGTCGCTCGCGAAAACGCTGATGCGTGAAGGTCCGGCTACCCAAACTCACCAAGCGGCAGCGCGAGCAGGTCCGCCGCCGGCGGGGATTGGACGCGGCGCAGCTGGATGAGTACCGGCGCTGCGCGCCCACGCGCGGGGCCTCGGGCTTCTTCTACTGGCTCCAGCACTTCTGCGTCATCTACGACTACGAGAAGAAGCGGCCGGTCAAGTTCGATCCCTTCGCCGGCCAGCGGCGCTTGATCCCCGACCTGGCCACGGGCGTGTGGCTGGTGATCCTGAAGGGGCGCCAGCTTGGGGTTACCTGGCTGATCGCGGCCTGGGCCCTGTACAACATCACGTTCCGAAGCACGTACAACGTCTCGGTGGTCTTTCAGCAGCTCGAGTACGCGTACGACTTCATCTGGCGCATCAAGTACATGTACGAGCGGCTGCCCCAGTGGCAGCGGAAGGCGATCACCGACTCGAACAAGCGTACCCTCGGCTGGCGGGCGGACGGCAGCGATTGCCGCGTGCGGGCGTTCGCCGGTTCCCCGCGGGCCGGCCGGTCGCTGACCGGGGACTTGATCGTGCTGGACGAGGCCAGCCGGATCCCGTACCTCGCGGACGTCATGCAGGCCCTCGAGCCGACGATCGAGGTCGGCAGCGGCCAGTTCATCCAGCTTTCGACGTCGGCCGGGCCGCAGGGGATCTTCTACGAGGTCTGGCAGGAGACGTACGGGGACTACGGCGAGCTGCTGGACGAGCGGGGCGTCGGGCCCTCGGGCTTCAAGCCGGTGTTCCTGCACTGGTCGGAGCGGCGGGGCCGGGACCACGAATGGTACGCCCGCGAGAAACGCCGCCTGGACCGCATCAGCCCGGTGGCGATGAAGCAGGAGCATCCCGACAACCCGCAGGAGGCGTTCGAGTTCGCCGCGGGGCGGGTGTATCCCCTGTTCACGCGCGAGCGCTGCATCGGCGACATCGAGATCCCGACGACGGGCGAGCGCTACCGGGCGATCGACTGGGGTCAGTCGGCGTCGGCCCAAGTGTGCTTGTGGCTCGCGCATGTGCCTGGCCCGCCGGGGGTTCTCGTGTCGCCGAAGTGCCCCAACACGATCCGGGAGTTTTTCGCGTACCGCTACGACGACGAGCGCCCGGGCGAGGTCCTCAAAGTCGACGATCACTGCCCGGACGCGGTGCGCTACGCGGTGGTCACCTTCCGGCTGACCGGGCTGGTCTACGTGTATCGGGAGCTCTACATCAAGGATTCCGTGGCCCGCGGCTGGAACCCCATGACCGAAATCGCGGAGATCCACGAGCTGTCCGGGTGGGAGCGGGCGGAGCCCAAGGAGAGCTACGCCTCGTGGGTGCGGGGCCGCCGCGGGGAGGCCTTCGAGGGGACCGTGGCAGACCGTTCCTGGCCGAAGATGATCGCCCTGTTCAACCTCCACGACCTCTACGTGCGGCCCCACGAGCCGATCCGTGGGAAAAAAGGCAAGAAGGGGCTGTTGACAGACCCGCCGCTGCGCGAGACAAAGGAGGGGATACGGCTGGTCAGCGCCTTGATCGAGGGGAGTGCGTGCCTGGACAGGTTGGTGGACGTGACGCGTGATGCGCAGGCGCTGACGCTACTGGCCGACCACGAGGGCCGGTCGACCCCGGGCGTGTCGCACAGTCTCAGTCACACCGCTCTGCTCGCCGCAGCGAAGCGACTCCGCAAGGCCAAGGCAAGGAGGACGCCATGAACGTCGAGGACCAGATCCGCGGGCTCAGCCAGCGCCTCGGGGCGGTGGAACACGAGCTCATGCACCTGCGGGCGGCTGTGAACCTTCAGGCCCCGCCACGCCATCTGGCGGACGGCAGTGACTTGCCGGAAGCCGCGGCCACCGGGCCCGAGCCTCGTACGCAGACCGCGCGTCCCGTGCCTCCTGGGCCGCCGCATCCTCCGCGCGAAGCCTGACCCGACATGGTCGGCTGAGGCCGGCCTGTCTCTCCGCGATCGACTCTCCCGCCTGAGTGACGGCAGGCAGCCCCGAACGCTCCGCGTTCGGATGGAGCCTGTGCAGCATGGGCAACATGGCCCCGCAGCGTAACGAGGCCTGGCGCAAGGTGATGGACGCCGCGACGCTGAGCGAGGAGAAGTTCAGCGACGCGTTCAAGGTCGCCTTCGCCCTTGAGGGCGATAAGCCTCGACCGGGATCCATCGGTTTCGAGTGCCGGGTCCAGGTGGCCGGCGGCACCACGGACGACACCGAGGTGCGCGTCTACTCCTGCCCCGACGGCGACCCCGACCTGCGCAGCAGCGTGGCCGAGGACGCCCGGCTGCTGGCCACGGCGGTCAAGGATCCCCTCCTCGCGAACTTCTGGTGCGACTGGCAGACGGTGGTGAGCGGGGCGCAGATCAGCCTCAAACCGACTGGAGCGACCGTGGACATGGTGGGAACGATCTGGATCCGCCGCTTCTGGATGGGCAACCCGGCGAGGATGTAGCGATGCGGTATCCGCCCAGCTTGAGGCCGAGCACGCGATCACCGGGTGCGGTGCGCCTGGCGCACCGCCTGTTCGCCCGGCCGTCGCTGCGTCTGGCGCTGGTGGGCTCGGCCTGGAGCGGGGAGCGGCCGACGCGCTGGATCAACTACGCAGCGCTCCGCCGGCGCAACGGCGACTGCACGATCAGTGGCACACCGGGTCCGTGGCAGATCGGCCGCTGGGGGCGATACGTGAACCTGCTGTCGGCCTCCGCCGGCCAGGTCCTCACGCAATTCGGGGTCAGCGGCTGGGAGCAGGGCACCTTCATCGGCCTCATCCGCCAGCCGACGCCGGGCACGACGGCCTGGATCGCCACCGACTCCGACGCCGTGTTCGACGAGAGCATCCGCTGGTATGCGGACAACAGCGCGGACCAGTACACAGTGCAGTTTCCCAACGTTGTTTCGCTGACGGTCAGCAGTGCCGGCGGGACGGTGGTGTGGAACGAGTGGGTGATGGTTCAGGTGTCCTGGGGCCTCAACAGTTCCTTATTTGAGCTGCTGGGGACGCGGATGTGGCGGGATGGCGTGTTGATCGCGGACGACCCCAGCGCCGTCGCGCCGCGAGCGACGACCGCGAAGCTGAAGCTCGCCTCGGCGCCCGGCGTTCCCAGCTCCGCCAATTTGGACGTGGCTTTCTTCGGGGTGTGGCGGGAAATGCTCGGCGGGTGGGCGAGCCGGGCATTGATGGCCGGACGATCACGTGTGGCGGCTTGAGTTGGGGTTCCCACTGATGAAGTCGGCGATGGCTGTGGCGGTAGGGATGCTGGTCGCACAGGCAGGCAAGGAGGCCGTCGTGCCCCCGACGACGTGGACGGACTTTGTCGACCTGGGCGTGACCGGAGGCATGGTGGCGGTGGTCTACCTCTTCCTCAGGGCGTTCCAGACCCACAACGCCAAGCTCGAAGCCGTGCTGGAGCACAACACGATTGCACTGCGGGAAAACTCCAGGGCCCTCGGTGCGATCACCGAGGTGTGCCGGGAGCTCAACCAACGGAGGTGAGTCGATGCGTGGACGATGGTTTCGCGTTTGGGTGCTGTTTATGCTGTGCCTGCCGGCCGCGGGATGCAGTGGGACGTTCCCGGAGATGAACCTGACCCTCGGCGAGGTCACGTACAGCAAGGAGCAAGGACTTGCCGCGAAGGCCGCCGAGCTCGAAGTCAAGCCGGGTGGCTCGGTCGCGTTCGGGGCGGCGGCCAAGCCCTGCGCTCAGCCCGGGGAACCTGGTTCCTGACGGGTGGGGGCGTTGGTCCTGGCTGAAGCGGCTGAACCATCTGGCGAGCGTTTGCGAAGAGGCCAATCCGCAGCGCGCCGCGGAGCTGAGGCGGTGGGCGGCGGCGGTGAAGGAGGAGTGCGATGCCCAGAGTCGGCAAGAGGAAGTTTTCCTACACCAAGCGGGGCCGCAAGGCGGCCAAACGCTATGCCCGAGCGACCGACGGGAAGATGGTGGAGGAGAAGAAGAAGAAGGGCGGCAACGGTAGTAGCCGCATGAACGGGTAGCAGGAGCTGGCCGCCCGGAATCGCGGCCGGGCGGCATGCGGCGCGCGTCACCGCGCTGCGCCAGTGACGGGGCGCGGCCTTGATCGGTTCGCGCCCCGTTTTCGTGGAGGCGACGTGGTCCGGGATCGACGCGGTGATGTGGGTGACGCCAAGCCGATCTACGAGATCGACTGGCGCAAGCCGGAGGCGATCCCGGACGTGGACCTCGTGGCCCTCGTCGAGACGCAGTACCGCGCCGGCAAGCAGCGCCGCTACGGCTGGGAGGCGCAGGCCGCGGAGCAGCTCGCCTGGGCGCGCGGCAACCAGCACCTGGTCTGGTCGCACGACGTGCGAGACCTGGTGCGGGAGGTGTTCGAGGAGAAGCCGCTGGAGTTTCGCAATCCGGTGGTGATTCCGAAGCTCAAGGGGGTCGTGCTCGGGTATCTGGGGATGACCATCGGGCACGCCCGGCCGAGCTGGATCGTGCAGCCGGCGACGCGGGACGACGACGACGTGGCCTCTGCGAACGTGTTGGGCAAGGTGCTGCACTGGTACTGGACCAAGGGCGGTGACCGAGGAACGCTGATGAAGTTGATCGACGGGCTGTGGATGGTCTTCTGCACCGGCGTGGTGTTCGCCAAGCCGACGTGGGACCCCACCCTCGGCGAGACCGACCGCTTCACCGCGGAAACGCTTCTCTCCGCGGGCGAGACGGTGGAGTCGGACAGTCAGCGGAAGAAGCTGTTGGACCGCTTCCGGCAGTATGTCCGGGGCTTTGGGCGGAAGATGAGCGACGAGCAGGAGGACCTGGAGCTGCCGCGGGGCGACCTGGTGGTCGACTTCATTTCGGGGTTCGACATCACCGAGCCGCGGAACGTCCAGAACGTCAACGGCGCGCCGTGGATGATGGAGTCGCGGTTCCGATCCATCGAGCACCTGACCGAGCGTTACGGCGAAGCCGCGGACGAGGTCCAGCCGGACGAGGACAGCGAGGCCTACGACGCCCGCCGGCAGGAGCAGTACCGCGGCTGGCGGGATTACACCGGCAACGAGCCGGACGCGGTGCCCAGCGAGGAGGCTTTGACCCACGAGTTCTGGCGGCCGCGGTCGCGCAGCGCGCCGGTCGGGGCGAAAATCGTGGTCGCCGACGGCAAGGTGCTCCACAAGGGGCCGCACCCCTACCTGCACGGGCGGCTGCCGTTCATTCGGATCACCGAAATGCCCGACCCGGAGCACTTTAGGCCGGGCTGCTCCGTGCGCGACGCGATGTCGCTCCAGCGGGCCAAGAATCATCAACGCAGCCAGCTCCACGGGCACCTCGAAACGACCGTCGATCCGAGGATCCTGGTCGAGAAGGAAGCGGGCATCCCGGACGACGCCTTCCTCAAGGGCCCGCGGCTGATCCCCTGCAAGGACAAGGACGCGGTCAGGGCCTGGGAGCCGCCCCATCCCCCGGCGTACATGGGCGACCTCGACCGGATGAACGACCGCGACTTCGAGGACGTCACCGGGCTGCATCGGTCCAGCTACGGCGACACCGAGTTCGCTGGGCAGAGCGGCCGACACGCCCAGATGCTCCGGGAGGGGGACGCCCGCCGGCTGTCGGTGGTGCGGCTCGGGCTGGAGCTTTCGATGGCCGCGGCCGGCCAGCAGATGGCGTGGCTGCTGTGGGAGTTCGTCAGCGTCGAGCGGAGCCTGACCATCACCGGCCCCAGCCGTCGGAGCGAGGTCGTGACGTTCAAAGGTCGCGAGGGCCTGAGCAGGAACGCGCCGTTCGGTCCGCACGAGTTCAACGTGGAGGTGCAGCTGGGCACCGAGCCGGACATGAACACCGTGCTGGGCAAGATCGAGCTGCTCAGCCGGTACAGGATCATCAACCCGGAGCGCGAGCAGGACCGGCTGATGGTGATGCGCTGGCTGGGTGAGCAGGTGCCCTCGGAGACAGACGAGGCGGCGAGCCACCGCGTGCTGGCCAGCGACGAGAACCGCCGCATGGCCCAGGGCGAAGCGCTGCGCGCCAACTACGGGGATGACGACCCCGTGCACCTGGAGGAGCACCTCCAGTTCACGACCACACCGGACTACCGGCGGGCCGCGGCGGGCAACACGGACGTCGAGCTCATCATGCAGATGCACCTGCGGCACCACATGGTACAGCGGGCGGACAAGGAGTTTCGGCCGATGGCGATCGCCAAGGCGGTCCAGGCTCGGCTGGTGAGGGAATACGGGCTGGTCAGCGGCGGGAGCGCCCCCCAAGGGACCGGGGCGGCGGGAGCGACGCCGCGGCCGGCGGGCGGTCCCATGGCGCCCGGGCCCGGTGGCGCGGGAGGCGGCGGCAACGGCCGCATTGTCCCGCGGGCGCCGGCGGGCGCGAGGAGATTCTGAGCCATGAGTATTGTTTGGTGGCTGATCGGGGCGTTGCTCGTGGCGGGGCTGTTGAGCTTCGCGGACGAGGGCGGCGGCGCGGGCGATGCTGGCGGAGAGGCGGAGGGTGACGCGGACGACGAGGGCGGTGACGGCGGTGACGGTGGTGACGGCGAGCTGGCGCCGACCGAGGACGAAAAGAAGCTGCTGGCGGCCATGCGGGCGCGGCGGCTGCCGCCGCAGCAGGTGCTCTACCGTGCGGCCCGCGACTACCAGCGGGAACAGGCCGAGCAGGGGGCCAAGGGCGGCGGGGCGAAGAGCGGCGCCGGCGACGACGGCGGCGGTGGGGGGAGCGACGACAAGAGCATTGCGACACTGGCGGACGTGCGCCGCGAAATCCACGAGACCGTCAAGAGCCTGGAGCGGCAGCAGAGCAAGGCCCAGGCCAACGCGGACATGCAGAAGATCGTCCAGGCGGAGATCGAACGGCACGAACGCTTCAGGGGCGCGTCGGAACGCAAGAGACGGCAGATCGAGGCGGAAGCCTACGACCTGCTGGGCGAGGATCCGCGGCTCGCCAGCATGACGGTCAAGGAGTTCAACAGCGCCCTGGGGGCCGCGACCCGCAAGGCGATGGAGGCGGAGATGAAGGACAGCGAGACGCTGCGGGGCGCGGGACAGAGCAAGGAGGAGCTGGAGACGAGGCTGAAGGCGGCGGCCGGGGCCGCAGACTCCGCGGCGGGCGCGCGGCGCAGCGCCGGACCCGGGGAGACCCGATCCAGCCGCACGGTGGACCCGGAGAACCTGCAGTTCGGACCGGACGCCACCAAGTGGCCGACGGAGGCGGAGGTGCTCGCCGAGCAGGCCCGCGCCGCCGAGGCTCTGCAACGAAAACAGCGGGCGGCGGGGTAGCCGCCGGCGATACGGCCCGCCGCGGGTAGGCCGCCCGCGGTATGGCGCAGTCGAGCAAGGCGCCAGGCAGCCTGGTCGGCTGTCGCCGGGCCCTACACTCAGGAATTGGAGCGCCTGGGCTCCGAACGACGGAGGTTCGGAGTCATGCCAGCCAACCGGCAGAATCAGTCAGACCTCTTGCGCAAGGTCTACCTGCCCTACATGCGGGTGCAGTTCAACCTCAAGAGCATCCTGCTCCAGAGGCTGATGCGCAACACGGAGCAGTATTCCGAGGGCGAGGAGCTGTCGCTGCCGCTGCACGTCGGGCAGTCCGGCGGGTGGGGCTGGAACAGTGCCGGCAAGCTGCCGGCGGCCAGCCACCAGAAGGTCAAGCGCCACAAGTACAACTACCACCGAATGTACGGCCGCATCGAGATCGACGGGCCGCACGTGGAGGGGGCGAAGAAGTCCTACGCCGCCGAACGGAGGCCGTACGACTTCGAGACCAAGAACCTTATCAAGCAGATGCGCCACGGCCTCAACCACGATCTCTTCGGCAGCGGGTCCGGCTCGGTGGCGAGCGTGGGGTCCGCAGCGAGCGCCACGCAGTTCACCGTCGGGCCGGCGGGGGCCCCCGACGTCCGCGGGCTGGTCGACGGGATGCGTATCGACGTACTGGACACCGCAACCGGGGCGGTCAACGGGGGGGTGAGCAACGCCGAGATCCGCTTCAACTGGAAGACCGGGGTGGTCACCCTCAAGGATGGCGCGGTCTTCGCCGACTTCGGCGACGTGAACGCGAACCCCGGCAACTACACCGTGTACCGCGCGGGCTCGCGCAATGATGCGCTGATGGGTCTGGCCGGGATCATCAGCGAGATCAATCCGCCGACCGGGCCACTGGGCGGCGTCGACCGAACCGACCCCGACAACGCCTTCTGGACCGCCAACGTCTTCGGCAACGGCGGCGCCCCGCGGGTGCCGGACCTGGTTTACGTGGACGAGGCGGTCAACGTGGTCGAGCAGCGGGCGAGCGTGAGCACCTCCCTGATCCTGTGCTCCCACGCGGTGTGGACGATTCTCGCCGACCAACTGGTCCAGGACAAGCGGTACGCCGGTACCCAGACGACGCTCAACGGCTGGTGCCGGGCGCTGATGTTCCCGGGGCCCAACGGCGACATCCCCATCGTGCGCGACAAGCACTGCCCGCGGGACAAGATGTTCGGACTCGCGGAGGAGGCGTTCACGCTCTACCAGAACGACGAGGGCAAGTGGATGGACCAGGACGGCTCCATCCTCCACCGTGTCGAAGGCATGCACGCCTATGAGGCGGCCTGGTTCCGCTTCCTCCAGCTGTGCTGCGACGCGCCGAACGGGCAGTGGGTGATTGAGGACCTTGACACCGCGCTGCCGATCGCGGCGTAGCGGCGCAGACGGACGAACGCCACGGGCCGCCTTGGGCGCCCGTAAACGAAAGGAGTTTTGACCGTGACGGTTTCAGACGCAGGCATGGAATGGAAGCTGGGGAAGAAGACCTTGTGGGCCCGTTTCGCGCACTCGATCGCCGCGGCCGGGACGTCGCTCGGGGCCGGCGGGCAGATCGCCGAGCTTTCGGCCGGCGCCTCGGAAGTGCACGGGGCCTCGATGGATACGGCCGACGAGGTTTACTTTCTGGTGGACCCCAAGGGCGAGGACCTGGGCGACGCCGACCTGACCAAGGACCTGTCGCTCGAGCTGCTGTTCGAATCCGCCGGCGGCGACCAGGACACCGGGGTCATCTGGGGCGCGGACATCAAGGGGATCGCGGCGGTGGAGGCGATCGGGGACACCAAGGTGGCCGCCGACGGCACCATCGCGTTCGACGCCATGACCATTGACGCACCGAGCAAGCTGAACCTCACCCCGCGGCGGGGCTTCAAGCTCGCCTCCGGGGCGCTGGCGGCGGACCAGCTGATCGGCTTGGCGGTGACCCTGACGAGCCGCGGGGACGCCTCCGCCGACGAGATCCGGCTCATTGCGGCGCGGCTCTACTTCGAGCGGCAGGCGTGCAGCCCGAGCCGCGTGCGCGAGACGTTGTAAGGCCGTAAGTTACGCCGTTACTGCGGCGACAACCGCCGCCCGGTGCACTCGGGGCGTGACCGCCCCGACCATCGGCGGCCAAGGAGAAACCGATGCCCATCGGAAGCAGGCAGATTAGCCGGCGGGGGCTGTCGCCCTCGGTCATCAAAGGTGCGTTCCACGACAACCCCTGGGGCCGGACGCTGTACGTCCAGAGCACCCACACCCGGGCGAGCGACGACTACCGGGCGGGGCAGGACTTCCGCCACCCGCTCAAAACGATCGCCCGGGCCATCGCCCTGGCCCAGCCGTACGACCTGATCGTCGTGGGGCCGGGCCACGCGGAGTCGGTCATTGCCGCGGACGGTCTGAACTTCTCGGTCGCCAACGTGCGGGTGGTGGGGCTGGGCCACGCGGGGCAACGGCCCACGATCACCTTCACCACCGCGACCACGGCGCGGGCCAAGGTGTCGGCGGCCGGCGTCACGATCGAGAACCTGGTGCTCGCCTGCGGGGTGGACAGCCTGGCGGAGATGCTGCTGGTCGATGCCGCCGACTGCACGCTGCGCGACGTGCACGTCGCGCACGACGCCACCAACCAGGCGGTGCTGGCGATCAACGTCACCAGCAACGGCGACTATCTGCTGGTCGAGGGGCTCACCGCGGCGCAGGCTGCGGCGGGGGCGACGGCCTGCATCAGCCTCAACGGGTGCGACCGGGCCACCATCCAAAAGTGCCGGATCTACGGCGACTACTCGGCGGCCTGCATCCGCAGCACGGGCGTGGCGGTGACGCAAGTGCGGATCGACGAGTGTCACCTCGAGAGCCTCAACGCGGCCGACGCCTGCATCGTGATGCTGGCCGCCTCCACGGGGTGGATCAGCCGCAACATGTGCCGGATCGCGACGGACGTCCAGACGACGTGGATCTCCGGGGCCAACTGCCAGCTTTCCGAGAACTACGGGGTCAACGACAACGGTGAGACCGGCAAGCTGATCGGCACGGCGTCGATCTAAGGGCGGTGGAGCCTGCGATGAAGCTCGACGAACTGCGCCGCCGAACGCTGGAGTACCTCGACGATCCCAAAGGGGACCGCTGGGCGGAAAACGGCGACTACACGTCGCTGGACATCCTGATCGACGACGCCATCGACGAGCTCGTGGCCGAGACGGCGCTGACCGGAAAGCTCTGGAACGTCGCCCCGACCTTCTTCACCTTCACGGTGACCTCCGCCCAGCAGGCCTACGTGCTCGAGGACGGGTCGCTGCCCGAGGACCAGAAGGTGCGCAAGATCATCGAGGTGGAGCGAACCGACGTGGCCCGGCCGTACACCCACACGCTCATCCCATTCTCCGAACGCAACCGCGGGGTGACCGACCCACATTACCCGACGCTCTCGTCGGGGACACGCTCGGCGCTCTCCGCCTATCGCCGCAGTGATGGGCGGTGGGTCGTCGCGTTCGTGGACAAGCAGCCGGACCCGCAGACGATCCGGGTGTGGTACGAGCCCTGCCGCAGGAAGCTGGTCGATGCCGCGGAGGAGCCCATGCAGGTGCCGCGATCCTGGCACAAGCTCATTCCGGTCGCGGCGGCGGTGCTTGGGAAGATCACCACCAACCGCGACCCCTCGGGCCTGCTGATCATTCGCGAGCGCTGGCTGCATCAGATGCGGATGGACCTGGACGACCTGACCAGCGCGACGCGGAGCCGGGCGATCTGATGCCCAACGAGCTGAGCCAGTTCATGGGGCCCTTTCTGGGGCTGAACACGAGCTTCAACGCCCGCAACGTGGATGCGCGTTTCGCCATCGAGGCGGACAACGTCCTGCTTTCGGACGGTGCGGTCCGCCCGCGTTGGCCGTTTCGCACGCTGAAGCAGAATCTGCGGCTCTTCGACAATCCCTTTGCCGAGGAGTGGGTTGTTTCGCTGTTTCAGTGGCAGTCCCCGCTGGTCGGGCTGGTCACGCTCTACAAGAGCGTCGTGCTGTTCGCCGGCGCCCTGTACACCCTGATGGGCGCACTGCGCGCCGACGGCACGACGCAGATCCTGTGGATTGACACTCGGTCGCCTTTGGCGGTCAAGCAGGTCGCGGTCGTGCCGACCTGGGTCGTGCACAACGAACGGGTGTATGTACTGGATGCGGGCGGTCTGTCCCCGCGCGAGGGAAGACTCATCAGCACGGACGGCACGCCGGAGGGCACCGCTCTCGTCGGCCTCGATACGCCGCGCGGACTAGTCATCAGGGAGGCAGACGCGGAAGCGGCGCCGGCGGGCGTTGTAGGGCTGGGCCCGCAGTACTATGCGTACGCATTTACCCTGGCAGACAAGTCGCGGGGCGTGGAAAGCAACGCGCAAACGCGTGGGACGGAACCGCACGGGGGCAGTCTCCTTGAATTCGACGGCGCTCCGTTCGCGGGCAGTGGCGGAATGGTCGTCCGGTTCGTGTTCGATCCGGGGGCTATCCAGCCCAACGAACGGGTCGACCGCATCCGCATGTACCGCAAGAACGTGACGCTGAGCCAGCCCTTCTACCGGCTGGTCGGGGACGTTGCGGTGGGGTCGGGTTCCGAACTGATCACCTGGCGGGATCCCGGCGACAGCAACGAAGCCCTCAGCAGCGACGAGACCGGGCCGTACGCGCCGAGCAAAAACGGGGTGCCGCGCGGGGCGTCGGTCGGCGCGGTCTATCAGGGCCGAATGTTCTACAACGACACGCGGCAGGGCAATGAGAACCTTCTTCGCTTCTCGGCGGTGGACGTCCCCGACCACGTCGACCCCGACGACTACGAGGTGCTCAGCGGGGACGAGGTCGCCGGCGTGACCGGCATGGCGGAAATGGCCGGGCAACTGGCGGTGGGCAAGCGCCGGGCGGTGTGGATCCTCAGCGGGGCGATCCTGACCCATACCAACGAGACGATCGCGACGGGTGCGCACCCGCCGGTGTCGAGCCACACCCTCTACCGCACCAAGTCCAAGGTCGGCCCGGCGACCTATCCGGGGCCGAACGGGTTCATCGTTTGCGGTCACCCGCCCGTGGTCTACTTCCCGTCGGAGAGCGGGTTCTACGGCTTCGACGGCGTGGACGAGCGGATGGTGTCGGACGCGATCAAGCCGACGTGGGCGCGGTTCGCCCACGTGCAGGCCCTCGGGGCGCTCCCCGAGCGGTCGGACGTCGGCCAGAACCTGACCCACGCGGTGGATACGCTCAACGAGGTGCTGTACCTGTGCCTCGGTGCGCAGACGGCGGGTGAGCCCGAGGTGTTGGCGTACCACTACGGGCTCAACCGCGGCGACGGCGTGGGCGGTTGGACAACCCTGCGCGGCGACGGCGACGCGATTCTGTGTGTGACCCGTCCGGTGGCGGAGGAGCTCAACGGGCAGTCGTACTACAGCCCCTTGCTCGTGGCGGACGCCGCGTCCCGGGCCCTGATCGCCACCGATCGCGCGACCCTGCCCGTGCCCGCGTTCCGCTACCGAACGGGGTGGCTTCCGATTCTGGAGGGCCGTCGAGCGCACCTCTATGAGATCAAGTGGCTGCACGGACGGCCGTCGCCGGCGGACGGCGTGCCGACCGTGCCGGTGGCGACGGGCCGCGAGGTGGAGCGCGCCGGGGCGGTTACCCGCCTCCCGCGGCGGCTGCGTTTCGCGGTGGCGTTCAACGGGTTCTTCTCGGACGAGGCCGCGACCATCCGGCCGGTGGGCACGCGGACGTTCCAGCGCCAACCCGTGCGGCGGGAGGTGACCGACGTCAGCCTCTCGGTCGCCGACGCCGGCGATCCCAACGTGGTGTGGGACCGCGAACTGGCCCTGCTGGGCTGGGCGCTGGAGGGTGAGCCGGCCGGGGAAAGTTAAGGAGCTACGCCTATGGCTGCCAAACGGTTCATGCTGCCGGTGACGGTGACCCACGACGCGAACAAGATCACGATAGCGCAGTTCCTCCAGGGGACGAACAAGCGAGGGCTCATCCACGCGGTACGTTTGTCGCCGCTGGGGCCGACGTCGGCGACGGCGCCGCTCTACTGGCTTTTGGGGACGCAGGACGGGCCCGGCACGTCGGTGTCCGCGAACAATGACCTCATCAAGGTGCCGCCGGCGTTCGCGCAGGCCATCGAGACGACGGCGCTGAAGACGTTTAGCGGGGAACCGGCGGCCTCGACGCCGATGTTCGACGCGATCTCGGTGCACCAGCAGTCCGCGTTCACCTGGGTGCCGCCGCTGGGTCCGGTGGTGATGGAAGCCGCCGAGCGCTGGGCGCTGTGGTACCCGGCGGGCCAGGGTGCGGTGACGGTGCGGTACGAGTTCCATCTGGAGGAGTGAGGTGGGCCGCGAACAGACGCCCATTGGCCCGCCCGTGTACCTGGGCGGGATGGTGCCGGCGCCGCAAGCGGTGGTCGCGCCCTTGCCGGTGGTGACGGCACCGCCGGCGGCGCTGGCGGTGGCGCCGACGGTCGTGAGAGGAATCCCGGTACCGACCGGCAGCCCGCCGCCCCTCCCGCCGGGTGTGCTGTAATGCCACGGAAGTTCACCAGGCACGATACGGCGGCGGCGCTCGAGGACGAGTTCGTCGAGCTGTGGCGGCGCCTCGATGCCCTCTACCAGCAGGTGGAGCGCCACGAGGGGCGCCTGGACAAGGCGGAAGAGTCGATCGAGGAGCTGGGCGAGCAGACGGAGCAGACCTGATGGCCCTGGCCGATGTGCTGAGCAACATTCGCGATCGCCGCCGGCAACGCGTGGCGGATCGCTGGGGCTTCAGTGTCGATGCGCAGGCGGATGGTTCGAGCACTGCGCCGGCGGCGGATCCGAACCGTCCGTCCGGTCCCTTCGACGCCGAACGCTGGTGGGACTATCCGGGGTTGAGCTTCGAAGGCGGCTGGGGTTCCAGCGGCTCGGACACGCCTCTGGGTTGGCGGGTCGATCCCTTCCAAGCCAGCCTGCCCGCGTTCCTCGATTATCCGGGATCGGGTTTCAGCGACCCGGAGTCGTGGTATCGGGCCTACCAGGGAATGCCTGATGAGCTGCGGTCGTCGTTCGAGGCCAACCAGGCCTCGGCGGCCAGCGCGTACGCCGCGCGGGAACGAAACCGCGCGGGGGGCGTGGGCGAGCTGCGGCGGCGGATGAACGCCTTCGAGAACGCGTACGAGCTGTGGCAGGCCGACCCCTTCCGCGCCGCGGCCCTCGAGTCGCTGGAGACCCAGGCGTCCCCCGAGTACTCGTTCGTCAGCCCCCAGCAGCGGGCGGCGATGGACCTCCAGATCGCGCAGAGCCACGCCCGCAACCAGGCGGTGGCCGAGGCCTCGGCGGCGGCCCGCGGCGTGAGCGGGGGCGGGCCGGCCGGCGGGAACGAGGCGGCGATGCGGGCGTACGCGGACACCGCGGGCCTCCTGCTGGGCGGCCAGGTCGACGCGGCGAACGCCGAGTCGCGGGCGCGGGCGGCGGACGCCCTGGGGCGGCTGAACGCCCTGTACGGGAACGTGGACCTGGCGTACCAGGGTGGGCTCAACCAGCTGAGCGGGGGGATCGCCGACCTGAAATCCGGCGACGTGTACGAGCCGACCGACTACACGGCGTTCGCCGAGCTGGCGCACGCGATGCAGTCTTACGACGAGTCGCTGCGGTTGCAGGAGGAAGGCCTCGACGCGTTTCGAGAGCAGCAGGAGCCTGGCCTGCGCGACTTCTTATCGTTCCTCCTGGACCTCGGTGGGACCGGGCTGCCGGAGATGGCCCTCAACGCGGGGAGCGACATTCTCGACCGCTTCCGCTTCGGGAGGTGGTGGGGATAAATGGCGATCATCTCTGGAGCACCGACCGGGGCAGCGGAGCGCATGGCCGCCCTCGTCTACGGCGACGCGCAGAGCCGCCGGGGGCTGGGCTTCAACGCCCAGCTTGCGGCCCTGGCGGAGCTCAACCGCAAACGGGAAATGCTCCGTCGTTCACTGGCCGAGCGGCAGGCGGACCGGGAACGGCAGAAGGCCGCCGCGGCGGCGGAAGGTGGCGATGCTGGGGCGTGGGGCGCTGGCGCCGGTGCGGCGACGGCGCTGGTCCTGTCGCCTTTCACCGGCGGAGCGTCCCTGGCAGCGCTGCCGGCGCTGGCCGGCGCCGGCGGAGCCATCGGGGGGGCGATCGACGGGCCGCAGGGCGCGTACCAAGGCGGGCAGCTCGCCCGCGGTTTCTCGTCGCTGCAGGAGGTGTGGCCTTGGGAATTGAACGACAACTACGAGCCGATGAAGGCAACGCCACCGAGTGGCGGGAACGCGGGTGCAGGTACCGCCGGCCCGCCGGATAAGAAACCGCCCGCCGGCCCGCCGGATAAGAAACCGCCCGCCGGCCCGGGCGGCAAGAACGGCAAGAAGGACCCGTGGGGCTATTGACATGGGCATCGTCGATCCCGCCACCATGAAACCGTACGTTCTCGCCCGCGCGCTGCCCAAGGGCGCGGGTGAGATCGCGGCGGAGGACCCGCTCTACCGCCAGGCGATGCTGGACGTGGCCACGGAGCGGATGACCGCGGAGGCCGACGCCGCGCGTCCGACGATGATCGGACCCGAGACGGTGCCTCGGCTGCCGGAGCGGCCGAGCTTCGGGCCGGTGATGTCGAGGCGGCAGTTCGTGCAGCAGCACTTCCCGGACGTCGTCAACCAACGGCTGGTGCCGCGGGGCACCAACCAGCGGGTGGAGCAGGCGTACGCGGAGTACGTGGCCCGCGAACAGATGGGCCGCAGCCGGGCGGCGGACACCTGGGCCTCCGACGTGGACGCCATGCTCCGCCGGGAGAACCTCATCACCCGCCGCGACGAGCTCCGCGCCCGGCGAACACAGCCGCCGTCGGCGCGCGAGGCCCTGACCGAAGGGGCGGCGGCGGCGGCCCGGGCGGCGAATCCGAAGGACCCGATGGGCGCTTACGGGGCGTTCCAGGCCGCAGGACGAGCGCCCGCGAAACCAGCCTCCCCGGCGGCCGTGCTGAGCGACAACGCGGCACAGGCGGCCATGCAGGCCCATCCCGAGGACCCTGGCGCGGCCTACGCCCAGTTCAAGGGGCAGGGCCGGGCGCCGAGCGAGGCGAAGGTGCTCCCGGACAAGGACATCGGGGAGGCCCTGTTCGGCATCGACGTGGGCGGGGCCCGGGTGCCGGGCATGATCGACCAGGCCCGGGAGGACCCGATCCTGGGGTTTGCCAAAATGGCACGCTGGTTCCAGGAGCGCCGGCAGGCGATGACCGGCGACCAGCGCGAGAAAGTCGCCCAGCTTGTGGACCGGATGCGGCCGACCCCGGAGACGCTGCAGCAAGCCTACGAGCAGGGCTACTTCGAGGATCCACAGGTGGTGCAGGAGCTTCTGACTGAGGACGAGGCAGGCAAGCTCGGGGCGAAGCGCTTCCTGCGCGGCCCGAGCGAGCAGGCGGTCCAGAAGGCCTACGTTCGCGCCCTGAAGCTCATCCTGACTCCGCAGCAGCAGCGGCAGATCGTGGAGGAGGCGGAGAGGCGAGGGACGAAGGGACGAAGGGACGGAGGCACGGAGGGAGGGTAGCGTGGCCGACCTGGCCGGCATGTACGCCGACCGCAAGCGGCGCGAGGAGGCGGGCGAGGCGCCGACGGAGTCGGAGCTGATGGGCGCCCTGTTCGACGCCGGCAGCGGCTTCGAGCCCGCCGACGGCGAGCTGCTCTCCGCGGTCGATCGAGTCTTCGGTCCGAGCGAGTCGCGTTTGGAGCGGGCGCTGTTTGCGGCGCCGCCTGAAGCCCGTCCGCCCACCGGGCCCGACTTCGCGCCCATGCGTTCCGGCCTCTACGACTTCGAGCCGCCGACGGCGCCCGAGCCGCGGGTCGACCTGCTTCCTGGGTCAATTAACCCGTGGGAATCGCTGGCGCAGGACGCGGAAGAGGGGCGGCTGGGTCAATTATACCGGCAACGTGACATGCGCGGGGGCGTGCTCGAGGAGCCGTCCACCGAGCTGGAAGCGCTGGTCCCGCGCTACACGGGCACGTTCCCGGCGGCCGGGCCGCAGGACTATGCAGAGGACCGGGCCGCCTGGCAACAGCACATCACCGACCGGATCCAGGAGGGCGAGCGGGAAGCGGAGGCCTTCAAGCCTGCGGAGGCGAGTCGGGCGCCGTCCTGGCTGCGCGGCCGCCTGCAAGCCGCCGGTCGGCTGGGGGTGCAGTTCCTGGGCCCGTTCGTCCGCAGCGTCGAGAAGTACGGCACCGCGGCCAAGAAAACCGTCAGCCCGCGCTTGTGGGTCGAGCCGCGGGTCGATCGCATCCTAGACGCCGAGGTTGCGTTTCGGCAGAAGCTCGGCCTCTTCACTAATGAGCAGCGGCGGGACGAATCCCGCCACCGCGCTGATGTACGTCGGGAGCTCATGGAGGGGTTCCCGATGTACGCATCGGCGGCCCGCCGCCAGCAAGGCGAGCTGTACCAGGTCCTCGCCGAGCTCGAACCCACGGAGCTACCGGAAGCACACGGCTTCTACCAGAAGGTGGCCCGATTCGGGGGGGAGGTGGGGGCGTTCATCGCCGAGCTGGAGGCGTGGAGCCCGTTGTTTCGAGGCCCGGCGGCGGTGATCGGGCGGCGGGCCGCGGCCGGAGCGCCGGTGGCCGCCGAGGCGGGGGCGCTCGCGACGACCGGACAGGCGCTTCGAGAGATGGAGCGGGCCAAGCGGGCCGCACATGTCGCCCGGGCGGCCCAGGAGACGATGGGCGCCGGCGCCTTGGCTGCCACCGAGGGGCAGGACCCGATCGAGGCCATGGCCCACTTCGCCCCCATCCCCGCGATGAGCCGTCTGCCGGTCGGCCCCCGGGCGGCTGGGCAAGCGGCGTACTTCGCGACCAACGCCGCGGCACGCGGGGCGCCGATGGACGAGATCCTGATCGAGTCGGTCATCGGGCCGGCGCTGTTCGCGGCCCCGGACCTGATGCGCTTTGCGACGCGGGCCCGCGGGGCGCCGTACGGCGACGCCGAGTGGCGGAGCTGGACGGCGAAGGAGGACTCGATCACCAAGAAGATGATCCACCGCTGGCACAAGCTGTCCGAGGAGCGGCCGCCGGCGTGGGAGGAGCGGGCCCGCTACGAGTGGGAGGGCGAGCTACGCGGGACGTCCGGCTCGCTGATGAAGCTCTATCAGCGCACGTTCGAGCGCGAGCCGAAGGGCATGAGCGTCGAGGACGTGAAGCTGATCCGTGACTTTGTGTGGCACTTCGCGCCGGACGCGATCTACCGCGGCGAGGCGGTGATGCCGGCGGAAGGGACGAAGGGACGAAGGGACGAAGGAGAGAACCGATGCCGCTGAAGAAGGGATGCAGCCGCAAGACCGTGGGCAGGAACATCGAGGAGATGAAGGCCGCCGGCCACCCGGAGCGGGTGGCGAAGGCGGCGGCGCTGGACAGCGCCCGCGGGTCGTGCCCCCGCAAGAAGTCGCTGCGGCGGCGGCGCCGCAAGCCGATGTGAGTCGTCCGACGCCGGGTGTGCGGCCGGCGGCGGTCCCTTCCCGGGGGGCCGTTACCCCGGGTCAACCGCCCGAACCCTCCACGGGCGAAGGCCGCCGGCCGCCCCCTATCCTTCCCGGCGCCCGGCCGGAGGTCGAGGGGGCCATGCAGGCCCAACGGCCCCTGGAGCCGGAAATTTCCGGGGAAGGCCGAGCCGCGGAGGAAGCGCAAACACCTGCGGCGCAAGGGGTTACGGCGCCGGGAATTGTGGGGATAGACCAGGTGCGGGCGGACCTGGCGGACGCTGAAGGGGCGGTGCGCCGGCATGAGCGTGAACGGGGCTACGTCGGTCGCGGCCTGGAGGCCGTCAAAGGCGCCGACGTCGACTATCAGAGGCTTCTGGAGCGGGCTGGCTCCTTGCGGCGTCGGCTGCGCGCTATGGAAGCGGCGGAGGTCCGGGCGGCGGCGCGGGCGGAGCGTGAGCAGCGCCCGGCGACGCCCCGTGAGCAGCTTGCGGAGACGCCGCTGCACGAGCTGCCGGAGCCGGTCGGGGAGGCCCTCCAGGAGGAAGCGAAGAAACAACTTGAGGCGACGGGCACGCGCGGGCGGCCCCGAATCAAGAGCGAGCGTGCCCGTGAGGCGCTGCGCCGGATCGTGCGGGACAAGGGTCAGGACACGGGGTCGGAGGTGCAGCGGCAGAAACGTCGGCTGATCGGGTACCTGGTCGGGGACAAGGACTTTCGCAGCGTGTTCGAACCCGACATCGGCGTGCCCCAAGCCGAGCCTGACGCGGTGATCGAGGCCTACCTGGAGGGGGCGAGCGAGGACCGGATCGAACGGATCGCCCGCGCCATGGGCTGGGAGCCGGGCGACGCGTCGTTCCCGTTCGGGGCGCTGGCCGAGCAGCCGGCGGGGCCGATTATTCCAGAAAATATGCCTGCCCCCGCATGGGACGTGCGGGTGCACCCGGACTTCCCGCCGGGGACGACGGTCTGGGTCGATTTCGGGTGGGCATCGACGGTAGGGCGGACGCTGGGGACGGTGATCGTGCCCCCGGACGACGTGCCCGTAGAGCAGATCGTGGACCCCGAGGCGATCGCGGGCAGCCGGGTCATGGTGCGCTACCCGACCGAAGGCGGTGACGTGGAGCAGCTTTTCGACCCGGAAAAGCTGGAAATCGCCGAGCCAAAACCGCCTGCGGAGCGTAGAATAGAAGGGGAGGTCATCCGTGGCGCCGAACCGCAAATCGAGGCCGAGCCCACCCAAGCCCGCGGCCGAGAGCCTCCTGGCCGACCGGCCGCAGAGCGAGAAGGAGGCCCAGCGCCTGCTGGGAGCGGACGGGCGCCGGGCGAAACGCCACTGGGCGAAGTTCCTGCCGAAGGCCTACCGGAACCTGGTGAAGCACGACCGTCTGTACCGCGCCCTGCATCTGGCCGAGAGCCTGACGATCGAGGCGGAGCTGCGCCTGCGGGAGGCCGGGCTGCCGTCGCACCAGGCCCAGGAGGCCCTGGCGCAGGAGTGGCTGTTCCTGCCGGCGGAGGACGAGGCCCCGAGCTGGCTGGTGGCGGCGAGCGAGAGCGCTCCGTCGTTCGAGGCGGCCAGGGAGAATCTGGTGAGCGCGTCGGAAGGCCCCGAGAGCCCGAGCCCGTAGCCGTCGAGCCGCCGGGGGCCCCGGGACCCACCGACTACATCATCCGCGCCGACGACGCGATGTTTTCGATGGGGCCGAAGACAGCCGCCCGCGCCAACCTCAAAGCGATCGAGATCCTCAAGCGGGCGCAGCAGGAGCAGCGGCCGGCGACGCCGGAGGAACAGGCGGAGCTGGTCAAGTACATCGGCTGGGGCTCACTGGCCAAGGGCTTCGAGCCGGGCGAATGGAACGACATCTACCAGCGGCTGCGCGAGCTGCTCACCACGGAGGAGTACGACGCCGCGAAACGCAGCACGCAGTACGCGATGTTCACCCCGCCGGCGATCGTGCAGGCGATGTACGACGCGGTGCGACGCTTCGGGGTGCGCGGCGGCGCGGTGCTCGAGCCTTCGATGGGCGTCGGCCATTTCTTCGGGCTCATGCCCGCCGCGTTGCGCGGCCGCATGACCCGCGTGGGCGTCGAGCGCGACCCACTGACCGCGGGTATCGCGGCGCTGCTCTATCCCGCGTCCGACGTTCGGACGCAGGCGTTCGAGGACGCGGCCCTCCCCACCGGCTACTTCGACCTGGTCATCGGCAACCCGCCGTTCGGACAGATCCAGGTGCCCGACCCGCGTTACCCCGCGGCGGTGCGGGCAACCCTGCACGACTACTTCGTCGGCCGGTCGATCGCGCTGACGCGGCCGGACGGCATCCTGGCGTTCGTCATCAGCAAGGGGTGGCTGGACAAGGCCGGCGACGCGGCGCGGCGCTGGGTGGCGGAGCGGGCGGAGCTGCTCGGCGCGATCCGCCTTCACGACAAGGCCCTGCCCGGAACGGGCGTCACCACCGACCTGATCTTCCTGCGCCGGCTGCGCGAGGACCAGACGCCGCCCGATGCGCCGTGGGTCGAGAGCCGTCAGCTGGGCGACCTGCCCAAACCCGTCAACGCCTACTACCACGAGCACCCGGACATGGTGCTGGGGCGATTGGAGGCGGGCGGCCTGTACGGCAAGGACGACGTGCGGGTGAAGCCCGAAGGCGACCAGCCGCTGGAGAAGCTCCTGCGCGAGGCCACGAAAAAGCTGCCCGCGGACGTGGTCCAGGCGGCGGCGCAGCGCATCCTTGCGACCGACCCCGGCGAGCTCGTCGTATCGCCGGACAACCTGCCGCCCGACGCGTTCTTCGTCTCGGACAAAGGTCAATTGTGGCAGGCCGGCGAGCGGGGGGCCGGGCCGCGCCTGGTCGAAGCGGAGCTGAGCAAGGGGCGGGGCGGGGCCAAGGTCGTCGAGCGGATCAAGGGGCTGGTCGGGCTGCGCGATGCAGTCCTGAAACTCCTCCGCGAGCAGTTGCAAGAGCAGCCCGCCGACGGGCCGCTGCGCGAGGCCCTGCTGAAAGAATACGACCGGTTCGTGAAACGCCACGGCGCCGTCAACGCGACGGCCAACCTGCGCCATGTCCGCAAGGATGACCCGTTCACCTACGGCATGGTGTCGCTGCTCGACAGCTACGACCCGAAGACCGGAAAGATCACCCGCGGGGATATCCTCAGCCAGCGGATCGCCTCCGCCGTCACCAAGGTCCGCAGGGCGGACAACCTGGCGGACGCCCTGGCCGTCTCGCTGGATGAGCGCAACGCCGTCGACGTCGAGCGGATCGCGGAGCTGATCGCGCAGACGCCGGCGGAGGTGGAGCGCAGCCTGCTCGATGAAGGGCTGGTGTTCCGAACGCCGCAGGGCGCCCTGCAGATCGCGGCCGAGTATCTGTCCGGGGAGGTGCGGCAGAAGTTGGAGGACGCGCGGGCCGCGGCGGCCATCAACCCGGCCTACGAACGCAACGTGCGGGCCCTCGAGAGCGTGCAGCCGCGCGAGCTGGTGCCGGGCGAAATCCACGCCCAGCTCGGCGCGACCTGGATCCCCCCGCAGATCGTAGCGGACTTCACCGCCCACCTTTTCGGTCGGCCGCTGCCGGTGCGGCTGGTGCCGGAGCTGAACAAATGGGCGGTGGAAGATCCCGAGCGCATCGGCGATACGGTGGCCGCCTCGGAAACCTGGGGCGTGCCGGAACGCAGCGGGGTGAAGCTGCTGCAGGACGCCCTCGCCATGCGGCAGCCGCGCGTTTACGACATCATCGGCTACGACGAGAGCGACCGGCCGATCAAGGAGGTGTCGCCGACCAAGACGGACGCGGCACGGGCGAAGCTGGAGCGGATGAAGGAGGAGTTCGAGCGTTGGGTCTGGAAAGACCCGCAGCGCGTCGACACCCTCGCCCCGCTCTACAACCGGCTGTTCAACTCCCTGGCGGCGCGGCACTACGACGGGGGGCACCTGTCCCTTCCGGGGCTGAATCCGGTCATCCGACCGTACCCCTACCAGAAGGACGCCGTCTATCGGATCGTCGCCGGCGGCAACGCGATGCTCGACGTGGCGGTCGGCGGGGGCAAGACGCTCATCATGACGGGCGCCGCGGAGGAGCTCAAGCGCTTGGGCCACGCCCGCAAGGTGCTCATAGTCGTCCAGAACGCGACGTTGGAGAGCTTCGCGAACATGGCACGGCAGTACTACCCTGCGGGCAACTTCATCGTGCTCGACCCGACGAACATGAGCGCCCAGAACCGGCGGCGGACCTTGGCCCGCATCGCCGCGGAGCAGCGCCCGGTGACCGTCATCCTGCCCCACCAAACGATGAAGATGATCCCGATGGGCGAGGCCTCGCTCAAAGCCTACTTCAAGCGGCGGATCCGGGAGCTGGAGGCGGCCCTGCAGGCGGAAGAGGAGTACGAGGGCACGCAGAGCGCCTTTACCCGGCGGGGCAAATCGAAGCGCAGCTGGTCGGTGAAGCAGATGGAGAAGCGTAAGGAGGACCTCGAAAACCGTCTCCAGGCCCGCCTCAAGGGGATCGCCCGGGACAAGGGCATCACCTTCGAGGAACTGGGCATCGACTGGCTGATGTACGATGAGTCGCAGGCCATCAAGAACCTGGCGTTCACGTCGCAGATGCAGGCGGTCAAGGGCCTGGGCGCGGCCGAGGGCAACGAGATCACGATGGACGCGCAGATGAAGTTCGAGCACGTCAACCGGCTTCAAAACGGCCGCGGGGTGGTGCTCGCCTCAGGCACGCCGATCGCCAACAGCGTGGTCGAGGTGTTCACGGTGCAGCGCTACCTCCAGCCGATGCTGCTGCGGTCCAAGGGCATCGACAACCTGGACGCGTGGGTGAACACCTTTGGGTCGGTGGTCGAGGACACGGAGAAGGCGGTCGAGGGTGAATACAAGCCGATGTTCCGCCTCCGCCGCTTCGTCAACGTCCCCGATCTGGTGCAGATGTGGTCGCAGGTGGCGCTGACGGTGACGCCCGAGCACGTGCGCGAGCACCTGGCGGGCACCGCGCGCCAGATCCCGGAGCTCGCGGCCAACAGCGAGGGCAAGCGCGACTGGGAGATCGTGGTCGCCCCCGAGCCCCCGGAGATGGTGCGCTACATGCAGGTTATCAAGGCCCGCGCGCAGGCGATCAAGGAGCGCAAGCGGCCGCCGCAGAAGGGCGATGACACGATGGTGGCGATCAGCGTGGACATCCGCCACGTCTCGCTCGACCCCAAGCTCCGCATCCCGGATGCCGAGGACCGAGCGGACACTAAGGTGGGCCTGGCCGTCGACAACATCTATGACCGCTGGAAGCGCGACGCGGCCCAGCGTCTGACGCAGCTGGTGTTCATCGATATGGGCCTGCCGAAACCCGGCGGACGCTACAGCACGTACCAGGCACTGCGGGACAAGTTGCTCGGACGCGGCGTGCCGGCCGACGAGGTGCAGTTCATCCATGACTGGGACACGCCGGCGGACCGGGCGAGGCTGTTCGACAAGGTCAACGCCGGCGAGGTGCGGATCCTGATCGGGTCGGTGCTGAAGATGGGCGTCGGGGTCAACGTGCAGCAGCGGCTCAAGACCCTGCATCTTTTGAATCCACCCTACCGGCCGGACATGGTGGAGCAGGCGGTGGGGCGGGCGGTCCGCAGCGGCAACCAGAACCGGGAAGTGGAGCTCGTCCGGTACGTCACGAAGGGCTCCGGCGACGAGTGGAACTACGGGCTGCTGTTTGCGAAGGCGACCTTCATCAGCCAGTGGCGCAAGGGGCAGACCCTGGACATCCGCGAGATCGAAGAGCCGGACACCGAGACCCTGGGCTACGCGGACGTCATGGCGATCGTGTCCAAGTCGCCGGCGGTGAGCGAGTGGACCAAGGCCATGCGTAGGGTGCGGCGCCTGGAGGCCTCCGAGGCCGAGCACCGCAGGCAGCAGGGGGCGATGCGGATTCGCGAGCGGGAGCTCACCGAGCGGATCCCGGGCCTGGAGCGTGAGGCGGCGCAGCTTCAGGGGCTCGCCCCCAAGGCCGCCGCGGAAGGCCTGCGGATCGAGGTAGCTAAAAACCTCTACTCGAAACACGGCGAGGCCGGGGAGGCGTTGATCGCCGCCGCAGCCAAGCTGAAGCAGGCGGCCAGCCGGGCCCAGGCCGAGTTCGGCAAGGTCGGCACACTCAATGGTTTCGACGTCGAAGCCCGACATTTTCACTCCCCGCTGAGCGGCGGGCGGCAGGTGGACTTCCGCGTGGCGCTGCCGATCCCGGTGGAGAGTCACGAGGTTCGCCTGTCTGAGTACTTCGGGGGCACGCCCAAGGAGAAAGCCACCGCCGCGGTGACGACGGTGCGGGTGCTGTCCAACGAGATCGGGCGGATTCCCAAGCTGGCCCAGCAGCGGCGGCGCGACCTGGACCGCGCCCGGACCGACCTCGCCACCGCGCAGGCGGAGGTGGACCAGCCCTTCGCGCAGCACGCCGAGCTGCTGGAACTGCGGCAGAAGGCGGCGCGGCTGACCAAGATCGTTCAGAACCTTGACAAGGATCCGCTCAAGCCGGGTGAGTCGATCGAGCTCGACGAGCAGGCGTGGATCTACAAGGAGGTGGTGCGCGAGGGCGGCAAGCCGATCGCGATCTTCGAGAACCATCGGACCCGCGAGACGGCGCGGTGGACGCCGGGCGGTTTCTTCGCCGAGACCGGCCGCGAGCTGTACGTGCCGGAGGCGCCGTCGTCGCCCGGCGGGGCGGCGCCCGGGCCGGCCCCGATCAAGCGGTCCGAGCCCTTCTGGCAGGCGCTCTCGGCGGAGCAGCGGCGCTGGCTGCGCGAACGCGGGCCCGACAAGCCCGGCTTCGGGCTCGGGGCGCAGTTCAACCTGCCGGACCCCCGGGGTCTTTACGCCCGCACCTGGGACGCGATCGTCGCCAAGCTCAACAACCTGGAGGGCCCGGTGCTGCGGCGGGTGGTCGACTGGCTCGGCAAGGGCATCTACGGCCAACGGTGGGGGACCGATACGCCGTTCTGGCGGCAGCTCCAGCGTTACTACGGCGGCGTGGAGGAGTCGAAAGTCGACGCGCGGGAGGTGACCGAACGGATCACCAGGCGTATGCGGGAGCTGGAGGGCCGGCTGTTCTCGCCGGCGGACAGCAAGCTCAACCAGCTCTTCACCGACGTGGCCGAGGGGCGGGCGGCCCCCGAGAAGCTGGACGCGGCCGACCGGGAAATCTACGACCTGTACCGGCAGCGGGTCAACGCGATCACCGACGAGTTCCTGGAGGCCGAGCACCTCCACGGCTACGCCAAGGCCTTCGGCCTGACCAACCTGCTGGAAGTCATCAAGCGCAAGCGGGAGGGCCCAGGGGCGTACCTGCGGATGCTCATCAAGAACCCGCCGGGCCGCTACTGGGAGCCGCACCGCCGGCTGATCGAGCGACCGCGCATCGGGAAGGTCATCGGCGGCATGTTCAAGGAGCGGCGGTCGGCTGATCTGTGGACGGTGCGCAACGCCGACGGCACCGTGACCCAGTTCACCGACGAGGACAGCGCCCTCGAGCATTACAACGCGGAGGTGGAGCTCAACCGCGAGCGGTACGGCACCTCCGTATTCGATCGGGTCAAGGTGTACGACCCCATCGGGGAGGAGCTGCTGCTGGCCGCCGGCCGCGAGCCGGAGCTCGACGTGCGCATCCGGGTGGCGAAGACCCTGGCGCATTGGCGGCACAACCTCGAGATCCTCAAGCTGTACCACTTCCTGGCCGACACGGTGGCGTCGGGCGAGAGGGTCGGCCCCGACTGGCGGCAGTTGCCCGACAGCCCGTACTGGGGCCCGCTCGCGGGACGGTACGTGCCGGAACGGGTGGCGGAGGTGCTGCGGGAGACCGACGAGATCCGCACCGCCCTGCACAGCCAGATTTGGGACATCTACCAGTACGCGTGGAAGTCGGGCAAGACGGTGTGGTCGCCGGGGACGTGGGGGCGCAACGCGCTGGGGCTCAACTTCTTCTGGCTCATGGACGGCATTCATCCCGTGAAGGACCTGCACTGGTTCATCGAAGCGGCGAAGGAGTTCAAGAGCCGATCGGAAACCTACCGCCGCCTGGTGCGGGAGAATGAGATCGCGGTGGGCTACACCTCCGCGGAGATGGGGCAGCTGGCGGAGTTTCTCAAGGACCACCGGCACGGGCTGCTGGTCAACCTGATGCGCTGGTTTGGCTGGCTGCACGAGGTGAACAGCAAGGTGGGCCGGGCGTACGACTGGCCCGACCAGGTTTCGAAGCTGGCGTCGTACCTGAAGAAGACAGCGCCGGTGGAGAAGGGCGGGCTGGGGTGGAGCCACGAGGAGGCGATCGAGGCGCTGCAGGGCTACCCCAACTACGCGCGCGGCGGGGACTTCGAGCGGTGGATCACGCGGCATCCCCTCGGGGCACCGTTCTGGCGCTTCACGGCGGCGTCGATCCGGGTGAACCTGCACTACGCGCGCAACAAGCCGGCGCGGCTGCTGGTGGCGTGGATGGTGCCCGGGCTGCTGACGTACATCTCGGCGATCCTGCTGGGCATCGACGACGAGGAGCTGGACCTGGTGGCGGGCGACCCGCGGCGCAAGAACCGTCTGGACCGCTACTTCCTGCCGATCGTGCCGTGGCGCGACGAGGCCGGCCGCCTGCAGCAACTCGACCTGCGGTGGATCTTCCCGCTGGCCAACGACTTCCGGGTGGAGACGGGGGCTGGCGGCATAGGCGTGCCTTTCCTCCTGGCCCAGCCGATCACCCGTGGCCTTGTCGAGTGGGCGGCGAACCGGAGCCTATGGACGGGGCGGGACATCTGGCGCGAGGACGAGACCGGGGCCGACTTCATCAAGAGCCTGGTGGCGCACGCCTTCGAAGGGGCGGCCCCGGTGCCGACGATCGTCACCCGCGGACTGCGTGAGATCTGGGAAGCGGCCACGGGCGACGAGCGGGACCTGGTGAAGACGCTGCTCAAGCAGGTGTTCGGCCTCAATGTTAACGCTCCGTTCGTGCGCTACCAGGACGCCTTCCGCATCATCCGGGACAAGCTGGACGCGGAGCACGCGGACGCGTTCGCCCGGATGATCGCGGTGTTCAATGAGACCTACCGGCGAGAGCGCGATCCGGTGATGCGCCCGCGGAACGTGGTCGAGGGCGTGCGACGAAAGCGGACCGCCGCGGCGGCCGTGGGAGGCGGTTAGCGGCCGGCGCAGCCGAGGAACTGCAGCAGGGGGAGCGCCACGAGGGTCACCAGCGCACCCACGGTGAACCCATCCCACCAGCGGGCTCGGGAATCGCGGGCACTGCGCTCGCTCCACAAGTCGCGGTACGCCTGAAAGTCCTGGTCCCAGGGGTCCATGCGGCACTCAAAGCGGACGCGCCGGCCAAGCCGCCGTCGTGGAATTAAAGCTCTGAGGACGCCCCGCGGGGCGTTGCCTCACTCCCTGTTTCACAGGGTCCAACGTAAGCCGACGACAAGGCCGGGCCTCCATCGCTCAATTTTATTCAGAAAACCCTTGACGGTCAACCGATAAGGCGTTAAAGTTCGCGTGTGCATCGCGCGTGGACAGTGACGTGCAGGAGGACGGAGCCGGGTGCGGCCTGTGCGTAAATCGGTTATTTGGCTGTGAGCAACCTGCCCTTTCCTCACACGCGCAAACAGGCGGAGGTCGTCGTGGCCCTGTATGCTGGCATTTCCAGTGTGGATCTCATCGCCCAACGCACAGGGATCGCACAGGCGACCGTGCGGCGTGCCTGCGTCCGACTCCGCGACATGGGCCTGGTTATCCACGAGCACCTGATGTCGGCCGGCGGCCGCCGGAGCCTGTGGCACGCGACCCAGTTGGAGCGCTGGGGGCGAGAGCTGATTCCGATGACGGCTGAATTGCTGGGCGGTGATTATAAAGTCCCGGGTGGTAATAACTTACGGTCGTTGGTCCGGTAAAAACGAGTCGGGATTCGACCCTGTGAAACGTCCGATCATCGAGTGCAACGTAACATATATTATGAGACCTTGCGTTTTTGGCGGCGCAAGGGGGGTTTTCGGTGGGATGACGCCGGGTTCAGGCTCATTTGCGGCCTACGTCGGCCGGCGACGGCGGTCGGCAACGAGCTTGGGCATTGCCATCGCCAGCAACAGCAGGTTACGACCGGCTCGGGTCAACTCGTAGAGGTCGCGCTGCTTGGGCAGGATCAGGCCCGCCAGGCGTAGTTGGTTGATGTGGTGGTATAGCGGTCCCGGCTTGAGCTTCGTGGCATGTCGAACGGCCTGATAAGTCGCCGGCCCGGTGAGCAACAGGCGGAGAATTGTCAGGCGGGCGACGTGTCCCGTTGCAGCGAGTGTCGTCGACAATCGTCGCTGCTCCGCCGGCGACCACGCTGGCACCGCAGTTTTGTCGGGGTCGGTCCGGAGGCGGATTCGGACGTTGTGTGCAGCCCGATCGATCGTCCGTCCGGCGGTTTCCTCGATGCGGATCGTGGCGGTGCACTTGGGGGTCGATCGCCTCACGGCTACGGGGCCGGCCGGCCTTTGTCGGGTTGTGCGAGGCCGTTTGGGGATCAGCTTTCGGGCCGCGGCCCCCCTACCGGCGGGCCGCGTGCCCGTTTCGCCCGCCCCACCGCGTGGTCTTTTTCGTTTGGCTCGGCTTCGCGGCATCATCTGTTCCTATTTTGCAGTGTCTCGGGATCCATCACCCTTAACGAGGCGCGGGCTTCCAGTCCGCGTGGCGTCTCGAACGGCGATTGGGCTTCGACATCGACCTCGCCACGCGGTGGCGTTTTTCGGAGACACTACCGTATCGGCACATCCCGGCGGTTTTCTCCAGGGGCGTACGGCGCGGCGAGACCAGCGGCGGCAATATTCTAGTATACTGTTATTACAGTATACTATAATCACAATACATGGCTCAGACTGACCGATCCTTTCGGAGGGCATGTCATCCGGAAGAACCGGTCAGTTTGAGGCTGCCGGCAACCTCGAGAAAGCCGTCGTAACTCATGGGGATGCGACCGACCTCCCCCAGCCGCTCGACGACGGTTGCGAAGTCCTGACCCCCGAACATGACGAGGGGCGTACTGTCTTGGTAAACTGACGAGATCGACCTCGTGGCCGAGCTAGCGGGGAGGCAGCAGAGCGCCGCGGCACCGCGGATGCTGGTCCGTGGAACCCGGGCTACACGCCCTCCGGGCGAGCTACCTGCCGGACCGCGACACACGCCCGGGCGCGTAGAGCCCCCGCCACCCGCTGACGCACCCGTTGGCTGCCGCATCGAACCCGCGTGATGAACCGTCCTCCATGGGCACGCCAGGCTACTCGAGGTAGCCCAGGTCGGACAGGCGGGCGGTGACTTCGTCGAGCTCGGCGCGGGTGTAGGTGTGCTGACGGCGGCCCGCGGGTTCGGGTGTGATGTCGTCCGCATCGCGCTGGCGCTCGACCATAGGGGCGCGTTCGAACAGCTCGGTGATTACCCGGCCCGGCATGTTCTGCGGGACGCGCGTGCCAAGTGCCGCGAGGACGGTCGGGGCACAGTCGAGGAGGCTGGCAGTGATTTTCCTGCGGCGGGCGACGCCGGGCCCGGTGGCGATCAGGATGCCCTCCTTGCGGTGGGTTCCTTCGATCCGGCTGTAGGGCAGCCAGTCGACAACGCTTGCGTTGAGCCTGCGGACGACAGCCAACGTCTCGTGTTGGATCATCAGGATGTCGGGCAGCCAGGGCTCGGATTCCCGCGAGCAGTTGTAGAGTTCCTCCGGCTTGTAGACCTCGGGAAAGAGGTCGATCTGTTCGCCCCATGGCGCGGTTACGCGGCACTCGGGCCCGGTGAAGCGCGCAATCAGCTCGTCACGAAGACGCTCGTAGTCTGCCGGCTCGACCATGCCGGTGGGTTGCCGCCCCTTGAGGTTGAGGTACAGGAAGCCCGCGTTGCCGGCGTGCATGACGCAGGCCGTGGTCCGGCTCAGGTCGATGGGGACGTGCCGGTCGATGTCGTATAGCGTGGCGACCTGATGCTTGGGGCCGAAGGTCTTGTCGAACGTTCTGCGGGCGGCGGCGGCGAGCCGCGTCCCGGTCCCGTGTAGTTTCAGGTAGCCCCATTGCTGAAGGAATCGGTTCGGGAACACCTTGCCTTCGAGGCTGCCGTGTCCGTGGTCGGAGACCATGATGACCACGGCCCCCTCGGACTCAGCATAATCGAGGAGCACGCCGACGGCCTTGTCGAGCTCTTCGAAGCACTTCTTGACCAGGTCGCGCCGCTTGGGGTCGCGGTCGGACCAGCGGGGGTCGAGGTACTTCCAGGTCTTGTGCTGGAGGTTGTCGACGAGCTTGAAGACGACCATGAGGGCGTCCCAGCCGAACCGGGCACCGAGCCAGGTGGTCATGGCGGCGCCTTGGTGGAAGCTGTTTCCGAGGTAATCGAGATTCTCTGCGAAGAGCCCGATGCCTCCGCCGGCTTTCCGCCGCCATTTGGCCTTGAGCGTGGGGTCGGGCCAGCGCTCGAGAATCTGCTGCTTCAGGTCGGGCGGGTAGGCGAACTCCGACTGCGGCCCCGGGGTCTCGAAACCGGTGATGTTGAAGCCGTTCACCGCTACCGGCGGGTAGGTCATGGGCACATTGACGCTCCCGACCTTGAACCCTTCGGCGCTGAGAATCTGCCAGATGTTGCGGACGTGCTGGGAGCTCTGGGTGTTGTTCAGACGGAGCCGGCCCGTGAACGCATCGTAGCCCTCGAAATCGAGGATTCGGTGCTCGCCGGGCTGCCGGCCGGTGAGGAAGGTGGTCCAGGCGGCGGGCGTGATCGGCGGGACGGTCGAGTAGAGCGTGCCGGAGGCCCCACCGTCGAACGCGGCTTTCAGGCGCGGCATCCGGCCCTCGTCCATCATGGGATGGAGCGAGGTGAATGTGGCGCCGTCGAGGCCGAGAATGAGGATCTTGTCGGCCACGGGGTCGGCGACCCGCTGTGGACTGCTGGGATACGTCGCGGCTTCCGCGGTGCTCGCCCCGTCATGGTTCATGTTTGTGTAACGCCTTTCCGCCCACGGTTTGTTTGCATGCAGCGTGGGCAGTGTAGGCCCGCCCGCGGGTGGCTGCAAGCCGGCGCGGCGGGGATCGCTGGCCTTCCCCGAGCCGCTACCGTACATTGGTCAGGTGTTCAAGGCGCGGACCCACGTGCCCGTTCGGTGCCAGACCGGGTCACGCGTTGAGGGTCATGGCTGCTTGGGTGGATCGGGATTATGAGCGCTGAGCCGCTGGGCGTCGGGATCATCGGGGCCGGTCAGATCGTCAAACGACACGCGCTGGCCTATCGGGCTCTGCCGGGGCTCGGCCGCCTCATTGCGGTGGCGGACGTGGATCCGAAGCGGGCGGCGGATGCCAAGGAGCGGTTCGGCTTCAAGTATGCGTTCCACGACTACACCGAGCTTCTGGCGTGTGACGAGGTGGCGGCGGTCAGCGTGAGCACTCCCGCGTCGCTTCATGCGCGGATGGTCCAGGACGCCATCGCGGCCGGGAGACACGTGCTATGTGAAAAGCCGATCGCGACGACCTTGGCCGACGCCGACGCCATGATTGCGGCGTCCGAGGGGCGCCCGGACGTGACGGCGTCGTGTGTGTTCCAGCTCCGGTGCGATGCGACGCATCGGCGGCTGCGCTGGATGATCGAGCAGAACAACCTCGGCCGGATCCTCCTGGCGAAGGTCTGTGTTCGAGTCAAGAAGAGCCCCGGATATTACACGTCGGCGCCGAGCCGCGGGTCATACCAGGGCGACGGCGGAGGCGTGCTGATCAACCAGGCGGTCCATCAGTTGGATGCCCTGCTGTGGCTGTTGGGCGAGCCGGTCGCGGCATCGGCGCAGATGGACACGTTCGTTCATCCGATCGAGGCTGAGGATAGCTTGGCCGGGTGGATACGTTTCGCCGGCGGGGCAATCGCGACGATCGAATGCACGACCTGCGCAAAGAAGAAGGAGTTTTCGATCGACGTCGTGGGTGAGAACGCCGGGATGCGGGTGGCCGGCGATCCCGATTCGCAAAAGTTCGACTGGCGGATCGATGCGCTGGGGTCGGCGGCGGGCAAGGCCATGCGCTCCGTGGCGCGTCGCGGCGTGCCCGACCCGCCGGAGCCCGGCAAGCTCACGGCGTCGTTGCAGAAGTTCGCGGCCAAGGTCCGCGGGCGCGACTACCAGCCGTCCGCTCACAAGGGGCATACGCCGCTGGTGAAGCAATTCCTCGAAGGCGCCCGCGCGGGCGAGCCCGGGCCGATCCCCCTTCGAGAGGCGCGAAGATCGCTCGAGCTGGCCACGGCGCTCTACGAGTCGGCGGACGCGGGCCAGGTGGTGGCCCTGCCGCTGGACGGGCAGTGCCGGTTCTACCGGGGCGTGACGCGCGGCGTGATCGAGCGCAAGCAAATGGACAGGGAGGTCGTCGCCCGAGCGACCGGCGCCGGCCGGACGGCGGGTACACAGAGTCACGAGAGGGTGCGAGGATGAGCAGGACAGCGAAGAAACTCGCGGTCAACGGCGGTCCGCGAACGGTCTACGGCATGTTCCCCACGCCGTGGGGGCGGATCAGGAAAATGGGCCAGATGACGGCCGACCTGGTTCGGATGTGGCCGCGTCTGGCACGTGGCAAGACGACCATCGGTGACGGGTCGAAGATCGTCAAGAGGTTCGAGGAGGCGTTCAAGGCGCTGACCGGGGCCGAGTATGCGTTGGCGATGAACAACGGGACGGCCACGTTGCACAGCGCGTACTTTAGCGTGGGCGTCGGGCCGGGCGACGAGGTCATCGTTCCGGCGTACACGTGGCACGCTTCCGCGACGCCGGTGTTGCAATGCGGCGCGACGCCGGTGTTCTGCGACATCGACCCGCGCACGTTGACGGCCGATCCGGAGGACATCGAGCGGCGGATCACGCCGCGTACGAAGGCGATCTGCGTCGTTCACGTGTGGGGCAATCCTGCGGAGATGGACCGCATCGCCGACATCGCGCGGCGGCACAAGCTGGCGATCGTGGAAGACGCCTCGCATGCGCACGGCGCGGTATACAAGGGCAAGGCCGTCGGCATGTGGGGCGACGTGGGGTGCTTCAGCCTCAACGCCGGAAAGGCGGTGGACGGCGGGGAGGCGGGCGTGGCGATCACCAACGACCCGACGCTGTTCGACCGGATGCTGGTGTTCGGACACTTCGGGCGGATCGCCCGCGGCCAGGCGAACGCGACGTTCGACATGGGCGACATGAGCCTGGGGCACAAGTTCCGGCCCCACCAGTTGGCGATGCAGCTTGCGTATTCGTCGCTGAAGCGCCTGCCAGGATTGAACGAACGGTGCACGCGGGCATGGGATACGCTTTGTCGAGAGATCGAGGGCGTGCCGGGTATCCGTGCCCCGCTGACGCTTCCCGGCGCGGTGCGCGGCGGGTTCCAGTCGTTCACGCTCGTTTACGAAGGCGCCTCGCACGGCGGGCTCAACACGGAACAGTTTGTTCGGGCGGTTCGCAAGGAAGGTGCGAAGCTCACCGTGGATCGGTACTCACAGGTCAACTTCACCTACGGTATGCTGCACAAGGCCCCCCTGTTCACGACATTGCACCGCCCTGCCGTCGGCGGGCTATGCGGTGACCCGACCCGGCCCTGGGAGGAAATGGTCAACGACGTGACGCTCCCCGAGTGCGAGCGCCTTTGCCAGCAGTTGGTGAGCTTCCCGCGGCTGGACGGAGCGTCGACGAGATACGTCCGGGCCTGCGGGCGCGCGATCCGCAAGGTGCTCCTGGCAACCGTTCCGCACGCCTCGGCCGAACGTTCCGCCATGGCACGTACGCCGGAACTCGCCCACGCCTAGCCGTCTCGGGCATCGGGCGCCCGGGTGACGAAGCTTTCGGCGCGGCCTATACTCCGGTCACGCGCGCCGGTAGCTCAGGTGGATAGAGCATCGGATTTCTAATCCGACGGTCGCAGGTTCGAGTCCTGCCCGGCGCATCGAAAAAAGCGGTTTTTCCTCGCCGTGACCGGCTTTGTCGTCTTTTTGTCGTCTTTTCGTCGTCACCCGACCACCTCTCGGCATCGTTCCACGGCCGCCCGCAGGTCCGCCGCGTCCGCCCTGGCGTAGTGCTTCATCGTCGTTTCGAGGTTGGCGTGACCGGCCAGCCGCATAATCACCTTGGGCGACACGCCCGCGGCAATCCATGCGCTGATAGCGGTCCGCCGCAGGTCGTGGACGGTCAAGAGCCTGCACCCGGGCGCTTTGGTGTGCTTCAACTTGCCCTTGGGCGGTTTGCCGTCCGCCGTCGCGCGGATGCGCCGCCACTCCCGGTAGTAGTTCGGCCTCATCGACGCGAACGGCCCCGGATCCCGCATGGTCGCCATCCGCAGCTTCTCGATTGCGTTCACCACGTGCTCGGTCAGCGGAATCTCGCGGGCGTCGTGGGTTTTGGTCTTGATGAACCGCAGGCGCGGCTCTTGCTTCTTGTCGAGATACACGCGGTCCCAGGTGAGGTTGAACAGCTCGGAACACCGCGAGCCGGTCGCCAATGACGTGATGATGAACGTCCGCCATTGCTGGCCGCACAGGGCCTCGGCATGGTGCAGTAGCGCCGCCTGTTGCTCCGGGGTCGCCGTCCGAATCACCGGCGCCTCGATCGGCTCCCAAGTCCAGCCGTCGTCGAAGGGCGTCCGCCCCGCGTACCCACGACGTACCGCCATGCGGCAGGCCCGCTTGACGTACCTCACGTGCCGATTGATGGTCGCCGGTTTCAGGCCGTCCTTGCGAAGCTGCGCGACGTACCGCTCGACCATCGCGAACGTCACGTCTTTCGGCGAGCGCGGCCCGCATACCTCACCGAAACGGGTGAGTACCTGCCGGGCCGCCACGCGGTTCGCCTCACCCGCGATAGCGTCCACGTGGCCGTCAACGAATGCATGCCAGTCGATGCGCCGCACGTCGCGGAAGGTGCCGGCGTTCAGCTTTTCCTCCAGCAACGACGCCTCGCGTGCGGCCCGCTTGCGGTCGGTGCCGACGGCTCGATTGCGCCGTTTCCCGGTGGCGGGGTCATACCACCGCAAATGGTAGCTCGCCCTGCCGTTGTACGTCCGCCTGCAAACCGCAACGCCGCTCATGGCTTGGGCTCCGGTGGATTGGGTTGAACAGCGCGACACCATACCGCCATCACTCTCCCGGCTGCAAACGCTCGACGAACTCGGCGACGGTCTGCGGCTTCCAATGTAACGATTTCCCGACCTTTACCGCGGGAAGTTCCCGAACCCGGTGCAGGTACTCGATGGATTTCTCGGACACGCCGAGCAATTCCGCCACTTCGGACTTGCCGAGCAGCAACCGGCCGAGTAGTTCGGCCGTCCGATCGCCGTTATGTCCCGGCGCGTCACTCATCCTTCGTTGCCCTCATCGTCCGTATCCTCGTCGGCCTCCGTCCGCACGCCGCAGACGAAATGCGTGACCTGCGGGTCGTGCATGACGGTGCGCAAAAACTCGGCGCACAGTTGAAGCAAAAAAATCCGGCGCTCGTTGACCGACGCGCCTTGCCAGCAACGCCAGACCACGTTGTCGCTCGCGCCCGCCAGGTCGTTAGGCTCATCGATCATTTCGATTCGCTTTCCGCCATTTGTCCGCCTCGCTAAGCTCCAGGCAACGCCAGCCGTAGAGGCGCAGCATTCGTTTCAAGAGAATCTTCAGCCGGTACACCGGCGCGCGCCCCAAGCGGTCGGGGCCGCGCGGCTCGGGTTTAATGACGAGAATCAAGTTGTGTTGCGCGTCGGTCATCCGCACGCCTCGTCCAGGAGCCCGATACCGTGATACATAACCCGACGGGTTCGCGGATGCTTTTCGGGTAACGGTGCAAACCCGTGTTCAACCAGCGCCTCGCGGAATTCCCGCTTACTGGGCCGGTCTCGTTCGCCGGAACGCTCTGCCCACCTGGTGAACGTGTCCCACAGTTCCACGCCGTCAGCCCTGTGGGCGTCCCCGGTCAGGCAACACTCGCTAACGAACCCGGCCATAACATCGGAATCGTTGCGGTACGTCTCTGTCGCTGCAATCACCTCCGGCGGCTCGTTAAGACCGGATCGCCGCCAAGCCATCGTGCCTTCAACGATCCATCGAAGTATGCCAGCCCTCTCACGCCGCAGCTTCTCCGGCAGTTCCGTGTCCTGCTCGTGTGCGGGAATCTGAACGTTGAAGGGCCACAATCTAACCCGTCGCCATATTCCAGAGTCCGTGCCTCGGATACGGGGCCGGTGGTTCGTGGCGACAAAAAGCTTGTGCGTCGGCGCGAACTCGAAAAAGTTCTGCCGCATGAATCTGGCCTTAACGTGGTCGCCGCCGGTCAGCCGCTTCACCATCTCCTCGTCAAGTCGGCTTCCCTGTCCGCTTTCGAGGCAGGCGACGAATCGTCTGCCGAATAGGTCTGCGAGTTCAGCCGGATGCGGTTCGTGCCGTCGCAGCATCAGCAGGCGCGGCGGGGCGACCATCGCATAGTCACCGAGCGCGTCGAGTATCGCGCTGAGGAACGTGGACTTGCCGTTCGCACCGTTCCCCCAAAGTACGTGGAGGACGTGTTCGCGGATGTGTCCCGTGGCGGCGTACCCGACCGCGCGCTGGGCGAACAGTCGAAGTGATTCACTGGGCAGAACACGCTCCAGGAACCGGTCGAACGTCGGACACTTAGCGCCGATGTCATACGCCACCGGACTCATCTTCGTGAGTAGGTCTTCACGGCAATGGGCGCGAAGCTGCGCCGTCCGTAAGTCGAGCACGCCGTTATCCAGGTTCAACAGGTCGGGGCTCGTGTCCAGGTCGGAAGCGCGAACCGGAATCGGCGGTTCGCTCTCGGCCAGGCGGATCAGGTTCGTTATGTGGGCGGCCGTTTCACTTTTGAGGGCGAACGAGGCCAGCTTTCGGCGTTCGTCCGCGTCCTCGATCCGGGCCGCTTCGCGCAACACGTCCCGGATCGTCTTCTTGGCCCGGCGAAATATCTCGCCGGTATCGTCCACTTGCCAGAGCTTTCCGCGCCAAATGAGCCAGCCTAAAGAGCTACAGAATCGCAAGTCCTTGCCGTGCTTGGCCACGAGGCGCTCGGCGAGCCCAAGCTCGGTCAGATGTTCCCCGGACCGCGGGTGTGCAGGTTCATCTACATCGAGCGGTTCGGCGCGGTAGTAGTCGGCGGAGTATTTAGGCGGCGCGCTCAACTCGTTGCCTCCGGGCCATCGGCAAGTGGCGAACCCACCAGTTCCGCAGAATCCGTCCCGCTTTCAGTCCATGCAGATGCGCCGCCCTACGCTCGCGGGCGTTTCTCTTGACGGTTGCCGCCAACTCCCACACCGAACCCTCGCGGCACTGGTCGGGTTGCCGATAGATGTCGTCGAGCAGCTCGTTCAGCTCGTCGAACGTAATCGGCTCGCCGACCATGCGGGAGACCTCCACGCAATCGGCCTTGCTCGGGAGCACGTTCTCGACGGCACAGGTGCAGGCGAACCAGAACACGAATCGATGGGCGAGACTCCCGAAGTCGCGCTCGCAGAGCCCGGCGTCGTGGGCCGCGTTGTTGCCGCCGATCGGGTCGAGCCAGAGCGCGGCCAAGAACAAACGCTCTGCGGCAAGATGGGCGTGCCCCACCTCGCGCGTTAAGTCATTTAACTGGGCTTCTTCGTTTCGGGGCACTCGTTTTTTCCGCTTTCAGGCGGGCCAGATTCTGTGCCGTGATGTGCAAATCGTCGTCCGTGGTCAGCGGGCTTCGTCTAACGAGCAATTCTCCTGATGCAAGGCGCTTGTCGAGCCGACGGCCCTTGCAACACGCCAGGGTGCAGTCGGGGTTGTGGGCGGGATCGGGGTGTTGCCAGATCCCCCGCGGCGCGTCCCTGCTTGCCGCCTGACCCTGATCCGCGTTGGACGTGAGTCGAGCATGGACCGCGCGATACGCCGCTGGGTCGATGCCCTCGCCCGGCCCGTACTCGACTGTTACCGAAACCTCGAACCGCACACCGTGGCCTAAAAGGTACGCGAACAGCTTGTCCAAGCCGATCGTGCGCTCGCCACCGAGAAACTGGCATACGGTAGGCTGGGAAACGCCTAGCTCGCGGGCGAGCGCGCTCTGGTTGATGGCGTACGGGGGACCGTTCGGTTCGATGCCGTCGTCGATGAGCGCCCTTTTCGGCGCGTAGTGCTCGACGAGGGCATGGATTCGCGTGTAGAGGCCGTCGGGAATCTTCATGGCGTCTAACTATAGGGGTGCCACTATACCCTGTCAAGCCCCTAATCCAAAAAATCTTCTGTGAATTGCGTTCGTGGAACAGTCGGCTGTTGCCGGGGCGAGTCCGGCCCCCGGGGAAGCACCCGGCCGGGGCAGCAACCTGAGCCGGCGGCTTGCCTGACTCGATCTCGGCCAGAATCTTCGGCCGCTCCGAAGGCGGCACCTTGCGCGGCGCGCCACGGGAAATAATGGTACTCGTACCAATGCTTCCTCGATTGAACCAAGCTGAGACACATTCTCGGCTCACCCCCAGCGCCTCCCCGACCCTCGCCTGGGTCCACCCTTGGACCTTCATCTCGGCCGCGAGGTGCGAAGGTGCGAAGCTTTGCGAAGCCTTTTCCGGTTAACCCTAAGAGTTTTGCCTCGCGAGCGCAATACGGAAGAACCTTCGCATACCTTCGCAGCTTCGCAGGTAAAGGTGGGGCGGGAGGCGTCGCAGCCGCCCAGCCCAAGCCCGCCGGCCCCGATCGCTGTCGTAGTCCCTCGACGGTTGTAGCAGTCCGCCTCAAACGCGCGAACGGGCCCAGAGCCCCGGCACGCCACGTCCGATTGACAATCGGGTGGCACAACCGGCCCTGGAAGCCCTCGGACGACGATCCGGCCGTATTGCCATCCAGGCGGCCCGCCAGCCTAGCGCCACGGGCCGATCGGCCGTTTGGTGGGGTGCCGTAGGGGTCCGGGCCGTCACAGGCCGTTTATGGGCTTCCTACGGCCGTTCAGGCAAGGTCCGATATTGACCACTTTGTTGCGTTGCGCTAGGGGATTTGTTAGGGTCGCCGACCGCCTGCCCTTGAAACCGAGCCGGAAACGCCACTTTTATCGGGACGCACTTTGTGAAACCGGCCGCGTGTTAGGGTCACCGCGGACGGCCACCGGATTCGGCCCTGGAACCCCGCCCCGGCCCCGCAAACGCGGTTTCGGGCTGCCTAACAGGTACCGACTACTTGACCGGCAGCGGGACGCTAAACACCCGCACTTCCAGCGCCTCGGCCTCGGTCATCGTCGGCCGTGGACGGGGGGGCGGCCCGGCTGTCGCCGCGGGCGTCGCCGACTTCGGCATCCGACGCGCCCGCACCGCGGCTTGGACCGCCTCGCGCTCCTCGGCGGAAAGCGGCCGCATCGGCGGATCGGAAGCGGTCAAGAATGCGTTTATCGTCGCCACCGGGTTCCCCGGACGGTCGAGCATGTCGCCGGTCAGCTCGGTGATGAGCTTCGTTCGCTTCGCGTCGGCCGCGTCGCCCACGGCAGCCGCCGCGGATCGGATCGCATTCACAATGTCATTTGCCATGAGTCACCTTTGGAAAGAAAAACCCGGCCCCGGTCGGACACCAAGGCCGGGTCAAGGAGCGGTCGCCCAGGACAAGGCGACCAATGGATTCAACATCATAGCACACCAAACAACGCCCGCCGCGCGTTCCGTGATTGCCCCAGGGTCCGCATGTCCGACGACCATTCAATCGTGCCGACTTCAAGCGCCGCCCCATCGTCGGCGTCCAGCTCGCCGGCGTAGCCGAGCAAGCCGCCGGCCAGCTTCGCGTCACACTCCCGCACGATCCGCACACAGGTTTCGCGTGCGGCCGAATGTGCCGGGGACGCGCTGCCGCGCGCGTACGTTTCCCGGCGAAGTACGAGTGTCTGCCTGGCCAAGTCAGTCTTGCGCTCTTCGTCGGTGTCCCCAGGCGCCGGCCATTCGGTCAACGGCTCGTAGCGCGACAACAGGTCGAGCCACCGGTGGGCGGTCAATCGCCGTTCGACATACTCCGGCTGCCGGGTCGTTTTCATCCGGGCCAGCCGATCCGCCGCGGTCCAGTCCCGCCACGGGAACGTCCCTTCAAGCCGGGCAAGGTCCGCCTCGAATCTCCGGGCCACAGCATCGAGCAGCGCAACTTCTGGCGGCTTCGGCCGGCGCTTCGTCGTGGTCCGGTGCCGTCTACCCATTTTCCTTCACCGCCAGCGGTGCGCTTTTCTTGAGGCCCTCGACGTAGGCGATCGCCTCGCACAAATGCTCATCGATCGGCCGCCGCGTGAAGCCGTCGTCCGTGAGCAAGTCGTCGATGTCGAGCCGCAGGTCGGCAAACTCAGCCTGCCCCACAGCACAAACCTCTTCCATCGCCTCGTCGGTTTCGGCTTCACAGAATCGATGCCACGCCTTCCGAATCACGGCGACCGTCTGCTCACCGCTTCTCACGCAGGCCGACGCCTTGGGGACGACGACGTATCGCTCGCCGACTTTCTCGTTGCACACCACGAGCCGGGTCGGCGCGCCGTCGCGTTCGCTTTCGATGATGAGTCGGTCGAGCCCCACGGCCCGGGCCTTGTCGCAATCGATCTTGTCGGCTTCGAGCTTGACGTGCCGCGAGATCGTGTCGTGAGCGTAGGCCGCCGCCTCGGGTCTCCAGGGCCGACGACGCTTGAAGCCTTGTGCATTCTCTTCCCAAAACCAGGGGGTCCACTTTCGGATCGGGTACATGAGTTACTCCACTTTATGGTTGTCGGTCCGGTCACTCGTTAAGGCACTTTCACGTTTGGCCTCGGCGATCAGCACTTGCCGTTTCGCTTCGAGCATCGCCAACATTTCCGGTTGCGAGCCGGGCCGCGGTTCGCTGAAACGCTCAAAGTGGGCACGGTCGATCAGTTCCGGGTCGCCGAGCCGTTGCAGGACGCTGACGAATACCGAGAACAGCCCGTCGCGCGAGGCTTCCGCCGGCGGGGGCAGTTCCCGCGGCGCGGGCCACCACCGGTCGAACAACAGTTGAATGGCGTATCGCTTGCCGCTCAGGGCGTCGGCAATTCCCTTGCGCAGGACCGCCTCTTTGACGGTCATCTTGCAACCGGTCGGCGAGTCCTTGTTTTCGAGCAGCTCAGCGCCGATTCGTTCTAGCTCATTCGAGCAGGTCACGCGCGCTCATCCTTTTAACACACTGGTACGGGACACCCACGGCTAGCTGAAACCGTTCGTTGAAGCGCCGCAGGTTGCCAACCCACAACTCGCGTGTGCTGAACCGTTGGCCGCATTGCAGGCACTTCCGCCGCCGCCATCGCCAGCGGAGGCGGTCCACGCTTTCGACCACGCGGTTCAACCGGCTGTCACACTTGGGGCAGTTCATCGCTAGTCCGCCTACGGATAGGCGCGCCGCAGGTCCAGCACGGTCCCCGCGGGCACGTCGATAACTACGTCCTCGCCTTGTCCACCGTCGGCTTCGGCTCGACGCCGCAGGCCGCCAACATCAACGTCGCGCAGACCGTCGCCCAT